ACCTTCAATGTTTAGATAGTACACTTCTCTAGGGCCTTTTAGGGTTCCTTGATATTGAGATTTTTGAGCAGTAGATGCGAAGTCTAAAGATGTTGTGGTTTTACCGCATTTAGGTTGTCCTGTAAGAACAACGAAACTACCCTCTGGTATTCCTCCATTCAATACAATGTCTAGTGATGGACTTACTGGTATAGTAATGCTCTTTCTGTCTACAACAGCATTTCCATTTAATATGATATTGTCGCCAAAGGTTTTTATTACATCTTCTTTTAGATTCATTATTCTAGATCCTTAAGTTTGGAAATGATATTCTTTGTTGATTGTGGCTTACTATAATTGATATCTTGTTTTCTTGACAAATCAACAGATAAATTTTGATTTTGTTGACTTAGCTTGATCTGTTCTTGTTCTATGATAGGTACGAGGTGAGGTGCTCGCAGCGAATATATTTTTGTTGCTTTGCTGTTGTTGAGCGCTCTGACTATAGCAATATCGGAATACTTTTTAAGTAATTTATGAGCTGAAGATATTTGATTTCGATAAAATTTTTCCCATTCTGGAGTAAGCCAAAATCTATAATGTAAATCCTGCTTATTAATAATAGCCATTTTCTCACAAATCATTTCTGTGATATATTGTGCGGCTGATACTTCTTTACCATTCGAATATTTAGAAGGATATTTTTTCTTCATTATATTGTATTTTTCCATATGTCTTCATAATAACCCCACCCAGGATAATTTTTATAAGCTAGGTTTTGATATGTTTTATAATGGGTAGTAAAATGACGCCCATGATTAATATGTATACAAGCTTTTGAGGATGTCCATGTTGTTATATTGTCGTCTGGTTCTAGATTGAGCACAACATCTTTGATGGCTGTTTTGATTCTTTGTTCAAAATGATGTACAGCCTCATCAAATATCATTATCATTTGATGTAATGGTTGGTCATTTTGTGCTGACAATTGAAAACCAGTATCACATAAGCCTATATGGTTAGCGTTGCATAAACATCCAGTATCAAATTCAGGAAATAAAAAATATTCTTCTGGATATATTACATCATGTTCCAAAAAACAAACATACTTATATTGGTTTGGATCCACACTATACAACAGTTGTAGTATTTGAATAATAATATTTAGATGGTTTTTACTATTTGTTAATGCTTTTTTACTATCAAAAGGATTATTATTAATTTTGAACCAAGAGCATGTTTTTATATCTACTAGATGCTTGTTTAAAGAAATATCACGCAAACTATTTAGTGTATATTCTATAATTTTTGGAATAGAATTATCAGTGTAATATACTCCTAATTTATTAGTTGTAGACATTTTTATTTACAAACCAGCTATCAAAATTAATTTTAGCTATTTTTAGGTCTATGTATACAATCTTGTGTTCTATTGGTGGTATTCATATTTTTTATCAGTTCATCGTTTTGCATAGATGCTGCTTGTGTCATAATGCTAACATTTTTGCTTTTTTTAGCACTAGTTTCATTGATCATTAGGTTTTTAGTGGATGATTGTTTGTTTGTGGGATTTTTATCCAAAATTTTAGACACATCAGATTCTTTGAGCTTTAGTTCTTTCGCTATGGTAGCATTATCCATTTTCATGGTGTCGTGTAAATATTTAACGGCGTATTCTTGGATTTTTGTGCTCATCAGGACATCTCTCTTTCTGCATTATTTATCCATGCTATGTTTTTTGTGGTAAGAAAATTAGAATATAGATCGAAGATTTGTTGATTTACCTCTTTGAATTCCCATTCTTTTCTACCAATTTTACTCATGAATTTATTGTTATTGCCCTCGCTATATAGCCCTATTGGATTATACAGTTTACCGTGTGCTCCAACTTTCACAAAATATCTTTTAGGATTAGTTCCATACTGGGAGGATTTTGCTACCACTAATTCATTCTCTTTGTTTGCTCTTGGTTTTTTATTTTCGTCTATAAAGTCGTGATCACCTAATATGGTATAAAAACACTCTATACGATTAGTGTCCGTAGATGTTGTATTTTGACGATAGATAAATTGATCGGTATCTGTTGTTAATTTGGCCATATGGTTTTTGGTCCTTTCTTTATTCTTGACATTCCTTTTGGTAGGGGTTTTTCCGACTGTTTTTCTTTGTAATCATTATGTTTGGAGTATAATGATGTTTTTTGATCATCGCTCATTCTGTCTCTATTTCTATTAGCTAAATCTCCTATGGTTTTTAATTCACTGTCTGATTTTCTTACCGATGCGGATTGTGTGGCTAAATCAAGCATATAATCTCTGTGTGTATCCGTATTTTTACAGAATGTGCATTTAGGAGATTGCTCATAGTCTTTGATATAAAAGAATAACTCAAATTGTTTCTGGCAGTGATTACAATGATATGAATAGGTTGGCATATCTACACAATATAAGAATCTGGTAAATAGATAGACCATTCTGGTGGTAGGTCTGTTTTTATTTTAGATAGGTGATACGAGATTGGCAAGTATTTGGGACTCTTATTCGGCTTGAATGGTAGCCCTAATAAGGACATATGCGCCTTTTTAGGGGTTCGGTTTCCCTTTTTACGATTACATGATATGCAAGATGTTACAATATTGGTCCAACAAGTCGGAGAACCATTATCGTTATTCCATATAGATTTCGGAATCACATGATCATAAGTTAATTCATTATATGTAAAAACACTAGAACAATATTGACAAGTAAAATTATCTCGTATAAAAATGTTCTTACGAGAGAATGTAACATTTTGTTTGTCTATTTTAAAGTATCGTTTGGTCCTAGCAACTGCTGGTACCGGATATTTTCTGTTGTTTGTTCCATTTATATGATCATCTTTATAGAAATCAATCACATCAATACCATACCTTGGATTGTGTTCATATTTCATATACCAAACTATAGCTTTTTGCCAACCAATAATTGATAATGGGCTATAATCAGCATTGAGCAGTAGGCATTTACTGTTTTTTAGTCTCATCTTCTAAAAACTCTAATCTTAGTAGAATCTTAGCAATAATTGGATTTCTAACAATATCCCCATATTCTAGTCTGGAAAGTCCTACGCTGTCCACACCATCGAGGGCTTTAATTAAATCCAAAAATCCGCCACGGAAATTCCTTGGCAAATCAGACTGACTAATATCTCCTGTTAATACCATTTTACTATTGTTTCCTATGCGTGTCAACAACATTTTTAATTGATCATATGAAGCATTCTGGCACTCATCTGCTACTATAAAGCTATTGTGAAAGTTTCGTCCTCTCATTAATCCCAGGGGGACTATCTCAATTTTATTATTTAATTTTAATGCTGTATAGTGACTGATAGGAATAAAATGTAATATTTCGTCTAAGATTGGTAATAAGTATGGATGTAACTTTTCCTCTGCTGTGCCGGGAAGGTATCCTATCTTCTCTCCGCTTTCTACTACTGGTCTTGTTATAATTATCTTTTTTACTTTGTCGTCTAGTAAATATTCCAAAGCCATACCAATAGCAATGTGTGTTTTGCCGCTACCAGCCACACCTTGACAAAATGTAATAGTATTTTCTGCTACTGTTCTTATATAGTCTTTTTGGTTCTCTGATCGTGGTTTTAATCTATTTCGATATAGTGGACCAATTGATTCTATATCGTTGGTAGCATCTATAACTTTAGATTTTCTCTTATCTTTACTATTCTTTCTCAATGGGATACCTCGCTGAGAGTAGGATTAAATTAAGCAAGCGCCGCCGGCACAACTAATCTCTTCTATTCCAGCAGTATTATCCTCTGTTTCTAATAGTTGTGTATAATCGACTTTTTTATAACTATCATACAAATCGCAGTAGATTTTCCAGTTATAAACATCTTTCATACAATAGGTTAATCTTCTTACATCTCCATCGAAATATTTACCAGCAAAATTCTTCATCTTTGTGGTGAATAATAGCTTTTCCTTAGTGTCGTTTTCTTTAGCTTGATTCATATTCACATAATCACAAGCGGCCCACAAATTATTATCAAAAGCATTAAGTCCAAGTTCTATTAATCCAGAGCACCACAACGCAGCATCCCCGTATTCTTTTACTATTTCTCTGCTTGTGTAAACAGTGGTAAATGGTGCTTGGGGATAATCTTTGTCTCCGCTCTGTGGAATTAAACTAATACCAGCAAAGTATTTACGATTATCATAAATGTATTTTATTACTTTTTCCCACTCATCTGGTTTGACTGTGACAGTATTACTAACATTATGACTAAGATAATCTTGAGTACATAATGATTTATTCTTACCAGAGTGTACCCAATTCTTTTGAGTATCCTTTACGATAGACAGCATATCCACAGCGGGAAGTTGATTCTTGGTTTTGGCTCCGTCGGGAACCTCAATTGGAAATTTAACTACCTCATCAGTATTATTTGCTGACCAGCGAGATTTTTCACACGCTTGTGGGTTATAATTCTTAAAGTGCTGGTATGGTGCTTCTAAAACATTAGCCTGCACATGGCGTATATAGCGTTTAGCGTGATGAGGATGGATGCCAGAACTAGTCCCGAGCATACTGCTGCTTGTGCCCTCTGGTTTTAAACACGTTACTCTAGCGGCTTGATTAATACCGAGTTTTTTAGCAAATTCTTTATTGGTTTCTATGGTCATTTTAGCACCAGCCTTTAGAACCTTTTCTGATAAAACTAGATCATATTTTTCCATAGTACCAGTTAACGAAACACCCAATAAAGATTCTCTTTCAAAGATGCGGCAACTAATATCTCCTAGATAATCTAACTTTGTAAAGCCTGCTTGTAGTGTTCCTATAATCGCAGCAGCTTTACATCTTTCATAAAAATCAGATTCATCCTCTATAGATGAACAATTAATAGTAGATAGATTACACCCTTGCCATCCACTCTTACCGCTCTCCTCATCAACAGGCCACATACCCACTTCCACACACGGATTAAAGGTCATCTCTGTAGAATCACTCCAAATAAATCCAGGTTCACCAAATTCTTTAACACTTTCCATTAAGGTTTGAAATTCTTCGTATGTGGTAGAATCTTTTAATAAAAGAGCAGAGTTGTTGCTTCGTGCTCTTTGGGGATTTTCAAGATACCAGTTTCCAGTTTTAGCTTTGGCCATTTCTTCATCATCATGACTAAACAATGCTAAACTAGCGGATCGTCTAACACCACCACTTAATACAGCATCACTACTGTGCATCACTATATCATAAGCATCAATTGGTCGTAGTTTCTTTTGACCATTGGATACACAACGATCTAACAATACTCGTATTTTTTCTAATCCTTTAGCAAGAGGTTCGAATCCTGGGGCTTTTCCAACACCAGAACTAAGATTTGATCCTTGTGGACGAATATTGTTATAATCAAATAGTATATGACAATTCTTATATTGTTTAAATTCTTCTACTGGTTTACTAAAATAACTACTTAATAATACTCCTAGAGCATCTGCCCATCCTTCTATGCTATCTTCTATAACATAAACAGTGCCTTTGTCCTCTGGAGGATTGTGTTCCAGAGTTGGTAATTTGGAAACGTGGTGTTTTTGCACACTAAATCCTGTGCCGCTACCACATAATAATAACCAAAAGCATTCTTGAAAAAATCGTAATCTATCACAATAGGAACTTGTGCAATTGTAGATTTTGGCGTGACGTTTTAGAATTGGTTCGCCACCAAATTGCAATCCTCTTTGTGAGCCAAGAACTTTTTTCTTATACATCATATCATATGCCCAATCAATATCTGTTGATATTCCTTTGTCAGCATACATAGCGAGCATCATATTTCGCATACGATCCACAGCTTCTTTCCAGGTTTCTCTGCGATTTTTATCTTCTAACCAACGAGCATATTTACTAACGAATGTATAATTTTGAAGTTCTTGAAGTGCTGACATCTTATCTCCTATTGAGCATTATTAACGAAAATACCCCTAACACTACAACACTTTCAAATGATTGTTGTTGCATATGGGGATTCTGAGTTATAAGACTATAAACATAAATACCTAATGAAATATAAAACGATATTAATATCATAATACACCGCACAGTTGTTTCAGCCACGAAAGATTTGGTTCAACATATTCTATTTCTATACCACTCATACTAACAAAAGTATCAAATATTTTTTGAGCTTTTTCATCAAAAAGGTGTGTACCGTGATTGTTTGTCATAACTACTTTTCTAACTCCTTCTTGCCATAGAGCCATAATGCAATCGTTACACGATTGACCAGTAACATATGCTATTCCATTTTCTGGTCGTATAGTACAATTAGATAGAGCATTACGTTCAGCGTGAATCATCCACGGATATTTGTCTGGTCTACTGTTTGGTAATAGAGTATCATCCAGGCCGCGAGGAAATCCGTTGTATCCTAGTCCTAAAATCCTATTGTTAGAATCTGTTATTACACAACCATGTTGTGTTTGAACATCATGACTACGTTGAGAAATAACTTTAGCCAATCCTAAAAAATAATCTGTCCAGATGGGTCTGCTCATAGGAGTATTATATCAGACCGTCCGTGTATGTCAACTCACTTTGTTGTAAGTTTATTATATAGCACAAGACTTATAACGCCACCAGCAACGCCCATGATTAGTCCTGCTGGACTCAAACTGTTGTATTGGCCCAGCACATACAATATGGCGCCACCCATATAAGATCCTGCCACTCCTAATGCTACTGTTTTAACAAAACCAAAATTCTCTTCGCCAGGAACCAGAGTTTTGGCCACGCTACCAACGAATAAACCATAAACACACCAGACTAGTAAATTAAACATTTGATGTCTCCACTAAGGCTACTATTTCATCATCCTTGAGGTTTTCTCCATTATCGAACAATGCGCTCATTAATCTCGTACTATATTTATAATATTGTTCTTTTGACATATTTTCTCTTAGTATTCTTTTGATTCTTAATTTTGTAAACCAGCCCTTTCTAATAGAGTAGTTTTTGATTTCTTTTCCGTACAAAGAATATTTGTCTTGTACTGTGCAATCTGACGATAGTTTATTTTTGTTGCATTCTTGTAATACTCTAATAAGGGTCAGTATAATACTAATAACCATAAGAATAGCGATTACGCTTCCAAATCGTTCTTCTTCTGGAATATTAGCCTGTTTCATTACTCTTTCACCGATAATTTTTACTTTAGGATTCATTTTTTTATTACCCTTGTTTTACAGTCTGGTTTGATAATTACTGGGGGGTGTGTGATTTCAGACGGAGCGTCACCGCTTTCTGGTTCACAATAACCACACTCTACCCTTTTTATACCATCGCCACTAATATACCAACCCTTACCCTTACAAACAGGACATTCTTTTCTTTTATATTTCTTTACGTTTTCTGTTTGATGAGACTTGATAATGCTGCCGACTACTGTAACAACACCTGTGGACGATCCGTTGTATCCATAGGCTCCGAATATGATGGATGTTAGCAGAAAGAAGGCGACAACCTTATTCATTTCTCTTTCTCCATCGTGGTCTTGGTTTGGGAGTATTATCACCCTTTGGACTTGGACTCCACAATTTAATAATCTTGTATAGAAAACCCAAGAACATTTGAATAGCGCGACCTAATGATATTCTATCAATGAGTTTCATAAGTATTTCTCGAAATCATAGGATGGAAGTTTTTGAACAGGAAAACCATCAAAATTACTAAAAGCATAACTACCATTTTGAGCCAACATTTGACCAGCAACATCGGATCGAATTAAAAATGAGCCGTCTGGAATTGGACCCCATTCTGGATGACCACCATCATTCCATTTACCCCAACTATTTTGCACAAGGAAAAGAGGCTCGTTTCCAGTATCATCACACGCTATCCAAGCCATACAATGAGCCCAACTACCACTAACATTAGTTACACCGTTCTTATCTCGTTTATTACTAAAGCCAAAACTAGAGCATACGGATAGTCCATAACCATTAGCAAGAGCATCTCGCGCTTCTTCTACTGTGCGTACCAAACTTACTGTTTTTATTTGATGATCATTAGCCAGGTCTATTACTTTGTCTGGTAATCCTCGACCACCCCAGTTTGTGCCAATAGTGCTATTATATTTGGTAAAGTCTGCTATTCCCTTGTAGTCTTTACGAACCAGAATACCACCGTTTTTGCTCACAAATTCAGCCGCTCTGGCACAACTCATTCCCTGACCACTATGACCTCTAGCACCATAAATAGCTTCTGTGGCACCGCGAGCTATCCAACCCTCTTTTTGTTTATGAATATCAATCTCTACTGATCGACTAACATCACACGCATTTCGTGTTCCGTGTGAAACACAATTATGTGAAATTAATCCATTAGCTATAAAAGAATGGTCATGTTCTACATTAATACAATAAACATTATCGGTATAGACTTCATTTGTAATTGTGGTAATTGGTGCTAGAAGTCCAAGGCTACAGGTTAACTTATTTTGTTTTACGTGTACTTTGGTCATCACAGACAATTCTGGATATATTTTATATACTTGATCACCATATAAATCTATTTGATAAGCCTCTTTACTTCTGTTTCTTGGTTTTCTTTTGCTAATTGTGTGTTGAATTTGTAAAGAAATTAATATATCAGACATATCTTTTATTAAGACTTTAGAGACTGATACTCCGACAAGTTTGCGTCTTTTGTGGGTTGTAACGCTGCCATCACCATCAGACCATCCTCTGAGGAAAGCTATTCTGTGATATCTAGAAGAATTTATTATTTCTCTATTTAAACCTTTTGACCATTGATTACCATTTACAAAATAAGAAAATAATCTAGAAACAATAATATTTGAACATCTTACACAACATACATTTTTATCCACTCGATTCATTACCGTGCATTTTGCACCAAAAATATTGTTTAATAAATATACAATACGATCTCTGAGTTGTGTCTCTTTTATATGTAGATTAAATGTGATTCTTTCTTTATTATTGCCATCTATACCACCTTCAGCAGCATATAAACCTAAGAGCCACATTAAATCTGTAGATAGTCTAATAAATCTTGGTAAAGTATTTTTGCTACCTTTTATTCTGATATTTGTATCTGTTGTGTCGTGTTGTAAATTTGAAACATAAGTTAATAAATCTAAAATACGATCATCACTATTTAATGTTTCTTTTTTGGGTAAAACTAACAAATCTCCTTCTTTAAGATTTTTAGCTTCTATCCATTCATAACCACTATCATTAAAAACCAACATTTTGTGGTCATTAGTTATAGACAAGTTTTTGTCATATTTTTTAATATAGATATGATTGATTTGTCCCTCTGATGGTTTTTTGTTGATCAATTCATAAACCCTTTTAGATTTATTAGTATGGGTTATTACACTATCTCCAATTTTTATATCTTCAATATTTTTGATTGAACCATCAGACATTAAGATTGTTGTGCCTTTAACTAAGCAATCTCCTGTTGTTTGTCTTTCGTTATAGGGACTCTTATCAAACTTTAACACACTTTTGTATGGAGTACTTAGTTTGCCCTTACCACTATTCTTAATGTTTCTTGCTCCATCAGAGAAATAACTATATTTGGATTCTTCCATTAGATGATCAAATACATGCTGTTCCCAAAGACATCCACTAAAACCCTTCCTATAGTTGTTATATAAATCTGCTGAACTAAATCGTGGCATCATTTGCTCCCTTCGTTACAAGCCCAAGCAAGAGCCTTAAAACTCTCCACAATTTTTGCTCTTAGATCCTTATCTAGAGGCACATTATCATCTCCAACACCAGCCACAATAACAGCTTGTGCCGACTTTGCTAAGTCTGGATATTTACCTTTGATGTCCATTCGCAACATTGGACCAGCAAGACCGTTAGCATATCTAACCTCATCCGTATTCTTGATGACCATATCTTCACCATCTAATTCTATTAATCTAGCAATATCCATATATAGATTAGCTAATCTTTTACCATCTTGAGATCGTGATGATGGTCCGCTTTTTAAGGAATCTATTACCGGATCACATGCTTCTCGTAATTTGCTATCTGATGGTGGAGTTACCACAACTATTTCATCCACATTAATTCTACCACCACTACCAATATTGCTAAAGTCTGGTTTAACCAGACCCACAAGAATTAAAACTGCTGCTAATACTAATAGTAAAACTTTATTATTCATTATTCTCACCCTTACAAACTGTTGGACTTAGATATGGAAACATTTGATCGGCCACCTTTACTGCCTCAACGCAACAGCTTTTCACGGCCAGATCGCGCGTTTGCTTCCAAGATGCTACCAACTGGAAAAACACATCTTCGTTTGTTCTACTATTAGTGGTTACAACTGGAACAACATTAAACGTAGAAGAAGTACCAGATGGAGCAGAATTTTTTCTAACACCACTCACTAAACCCTTAGCCTTGTCCACTAATGATAATACTAAATTTTGAACCGGACTTAATTTGTCCTTAAATAGAACCCAAAGGACCAAACCCACACCAGCATATAAAGCCAGATCAATTGGCTTGACCGATCTTGAAAATTCTTCGAAACTTTGAGCATAATCTAACATTATACGTTTCCTTTCTTTAAGAAAACACCAGTTTGTCTAAAAATTGTTACCATAGCATCTATTGAGGATGATACCATAATCATCAGAATAGATTTGATATACCTATGTATAATAGGTTCTATGAGATTTGGAACAAGAGGGATATCCACGATTAAAAAAACTTTATCGTAGAAACCGTTAATATATTCTATTGCTAGTTGTTTTTTCTCTGATCCACTAAGATTATCCGCAACAGTCTCTATAATCTGAACCGTGCTAGCGGTTACTAATTGTAGAGCTTTCCACGCTTCACTTAGCGCTACGCTTTTTAGGTTGGTTAACGACTTTTTTAGTTCTTGGTGAAGTTTTTCGGCTTGTTCTAGAACTAGTTCTCGTGGATTCATTTTTTTTCTTCTCCTCTTGTGCTATTTTTTTAACTTCGTTTCTGCCTCTTATATATCTAGCCAATATCCAAACCTGACCACCAATTAGTATTACACTTTCCACAGCATGAGATACTACTGTGATTAATTCTTCTTTTTGTTCATTCTCTGTTAAAATACCAGTTAAATATAGTCCGCTAAATATGAAGCTTACTAGCGTAAACCAAAATTCACTTGTTTTATAGCCTGATTTGATCATAATAAATTAATTTGGCCAAAGAGAATTAAGATCATAACTTGCACTATCAGCAGTACCACCATCATTACTCAACGGACCCATATAATACACATTAGTTGCGCTACCACCAGTACTATGTTTAGAAAATCCATTAAATATAGCATCACCAGTAATATCTCCGGTATTAATACTCCAATCATCAAAATTAGCACTTCCACCTATATTAGAGCTATTTACAGAGCTATCACTAAAAGACGCATCGTTATTAATAGTACCCCCGTTAGCACTCTGACCTTTAAAGAAAGCAAAATCTGAACCTATAGTTCCAATATTGATTGCATAATCAGTCATAACCACATAACTACCATTGCTTATACTACAACCAGTGAGGATAAAGCTTCTATGGTGGAATATGGCTACTGATGAATAGCTTCCAAGAGTTAATGTTGAGTTATTAGCAATGTTTGAATCATCATAGAATTCTACAACACAACCATCAGGAACAGTTAAATTTGCATGTAGTTTGGAACTATTAAAGAATTGAATCTTTTTCATAATGCTACTACTAAGAGTTGGCATACTATTAGCTCCAAAACTAACATCATTAAATACTTTAAGGGTTCCACAATAAATATTACCACTAAAACCATTACCAGTATTTGTACGAAATTCCACGGTAGTATATACATCTCCATTAATTGTGACACTACTGCCATTACTTATATCACCATCAGTATTCATTATTAGTGTGCCGCCATACATATTAATATAAGAATTACTAGCAAAATAACTATCAGTATTGAGAGTTAATTTACTATTTGGATAATCAGCCTCACTTGCTGAACTATATGAATAAAAGTAATTACTGCTACTACCTTCTATAATGCTGCCCTCATTAAGAGTAACATCATTATAAAAGTATACATTATCATCAATAATACAGCTATCGGTTAGGGTTACAGGTCCATAAAAGCCATATGGACTTCCAGGGCAATCCATGATTTTTACATTTTCAAACAATTCTGTTTTTCCTAAAACCTTTACATATCGTATGGTTGTGGTGCTACTGCTGTTGCCCACAACTCTTAAGTCTCCTAATATTGTTACTGAGTATGAGCCATTACCATAAATAGGCTGATAATTACTATTTCCACCACTAGAAGTAACAACAACATTTCCTTCTATAGTTACAGATTGACTATTATTATCAATATAACTAGTTTCGTGAAAATTCACATCACCATAAATGGTTGTGCTGCTACTAAAATATAGTTTACAATTATCATATAGATCTATTTGTACTCTGGTTCCAGTACTACCAATAGTTCCATAACCCGCAAGTTGCCGACCATTTATAAGTATAATATGGCGTACTTCACTAATAGTATAGCCATTAAAACTATTGTTTAGGTCACCGTTATCAAAAATTATAGTATCAGCAATGAAACTACCACTATTACTACTAATATCACTTAAAATTACAGCAGTATCTTCATCAGTAGGTAAACTATCTGATGATAGTGTATGATCTCTATCAACAAACCAATTACCCAAAGTGTTCCAGTCGTTATTAACAGCACTATAAAAATATAGAGTGCGGCCAACGCTCTGACCATCACCACCAATGATCCTACCAGATGATTTTACTTCATTCGACCCATAATTAATTGCCATATTTTCAGCCCTCTGGAGTTGGTTCTGGAACGATTATGCTTACGGTTCCATCATCATTCATTGTGAAATTTCCCACAACGCTAGATCCGATAGCTATACTTTGTGGTTTAACACTAGCTAATAATGCGCCCAATTTAGCATGAAGTTCAAAAACTTCTTTAGCATCACTTCCTAGTGCTTCGGCTATTTCGCTAGGTGATGCGGCGCCGTTTTGCCAAAAGGTTTTGGCCCCATCATTAAAAGCCTTAACCATATTTTGAAATGTAACCCTGGTTTGTCGTTTGATTCTCTCAGCAACTATATTTGCTGGTGGAACAGGATTGGGAACATTGTTGTTGTCTAGAACGCTCATCATATCTCCTTTATTATTTAATACTTAATTAATTTGTTTCAATTATGTAAAAGATAAAGACTGGACTCTTGAAATTTGTACGCTTGCTACCCAGTATACAGTGCCACTAACACCACTAGAACCTTGATTAATCTGAATAACTAAACCACTACTACTAGTACTAATTTGAGCATCTGCTGTTGCAAAATTACTATCTAAAAATGATTCTATAACTGGACTACCAACTAATGATACTATGCTGGAATATTTTTTTACACATCCACGAATAACGAATCCGGCACTATCACCACTGTCAGGTTCTCGTCCGCTAATATGAATAGAAAATGTTGCTGTTGTATCGTCTATTGTTATAGTATCATCACTATTAGTAGGATAATTTAAATATAAACTATTCGATCCATTACTACTAGTAGTACCCATTAGAACATATGATGAAAATCTAGCATCTCCATTAAGACTAAATTTACCATTAGCAAAACTCAATTCTTGAGGATCGCTAGCACTATTTTGTTTTCCTAAAATTATTTGACCGGTTCCATTTGGAGAGATAGTAATATCATTATTAGCACCATCCTCAATTGTTATACTTCCACTATTCGTTCCACTATTAGTATTAAGTATAAGATCTCCAGTTCCGTTTGTTGTGATAGTAGTGTTACTATTACTATCACCAACTCTTAAAGTATCCGCATCAACTTGCACATCGCCAGTACCATTTGGGGCTAATATTAGATTACCATTGACGTTGGTGCTACTAATAGTATTATCATCAAGTTTAAGATTATCGATAGTAATAATTCCACTAACAGCCAGAGTCGTACCGTCAAATGTTGCGTTGCTTTCAGCATTTATGCCGCTACCGGTACCAGTTAATATTCTATTATCAGCATTATTACTTATATCTAATCCAGATGGTGAGGCTATGTTAACATTATTAATGTATAGTTTACCATCATGAGTAAATCTAAATGAATTATCATATATTGCTGGTCCACCAGTAGATGTATTAACAATAAAATCTGATCCTAGATAATGCGTACCACTAACAGATGCTTGGCCTAAAATCCTTATCGTTCTATTATCCAATAGTCCACTAGGAGTTAATGTTCCATGAGGATTATAAGCATCTCCTCTAATATTAAATATTGTATCACCAACTTGAGATCCAGAAGGTGACGCTTGAGTTCCTCTAGCATTAAACATTATAATTCTGCTAGTGTGACGAAGTATTTGATCGCCTTGTTCTTCAAGAGTAAAGTCTTCACTATATGAATTTACACGCAACATTGGGCTGGTCTGATCGCCAACAAGAATTAATCCAGCGTTTCCAACTGGACAATCACAATCTATAACTAATCTATTAGGAGTATCATTATATGTTAAGCCATTAGATGGCTCTAGTTTACCAGTGCCACTATTATATACTAAAAATTCATCATTGCCTAAACCACTAATATCTATATCAGATATTGATGATAGTGGTATTCCAGTAGTACTAATTGTTAGAGTATCAGCATCATCATTGTAATATATATTTATACCAGTTCCAGCAACCATAAATCCCGACTCACCTATTAAGTCCTCAATTTCTTCTGGATCAATTGATACTCCATCATTAAAATAAGGTAAACTATTCCATGGAGTTGTACCATCACCTAATTTAAGTTTATTGGTATCAGTCTCAAATCCCGGCTCACCTAAAAATAATACTGGATTTCTTGTCGACCAATTAGAGGAGGTATCTCTGCGAAGTTGAATTTTTACTGGCATATTAGTGTTTCCTTTAATTAAGCATTACCGCCATTTACACTATTAATAAAGATACCATTATAAAAACGGTATCCATACTTATCATCAATATCAGATAATATAGGAGTATTTAGCACATAACGATCATAAACAATGGTGCCAGCATCCGGAAAACCGGTTCTAGCACAAGTTACAACCATTGTACCGTTTTTAATATTGTTAGCCGAAATTGCTTTGGTAATATCTGTAAATGGTCTAGTAGCCATAAATGTCTCCGGTATAAGAATGTGTTAATATTTAATTTGATACACCACTATTATTACTTATCTATACGTTCCTCAAGAGCTTCCAGGGTTTTACCCAGTGTGGCTATTTGAATTTTTAATTCTGTCATTACTTCTGTGTTTCGTTGCAAAGCACTAGCAAATGCCGCTTGAGTTTCTTTATTAGTAGCTAATCTTTCCATAATAAATTGACGATCTTGATTATATGGACTCTGTGTTTCTATCATATGAGCAACTTCCGTTTTAGTTGCCATATTGCGACCTATTGTTACCCAAAAACCAATCATTGTTACAATGATACCAATACTGGTTGTGGCAATATTTTCCCAAAAATGAATTATGGTTTCGCTCATAGTTATCTCCCATAAAAAAAACCACCGCACCTTGCGGCACGATGGCTTATTGGTAATCGAAAACCTTTCAGATATCAATAATTGGTTTTGGCTTTGTAGTTATCATTATAAGGAACTGTTGATCCTCTCATATATGTTAGTTCGCCAGGAACAGTTTGACTAGGATTAGCAGCATCATCACTAGTACCATCCGCAGGCGGGCCGGTGCGGCTGAGGGCCCAAGGAATTATAGTTTGAGAAGCAGGGTATCCTGCGTCAAATTTTCCGGTATAACGATTGTATTTGTTTTCTCTTATTGCTTTGGTAAATAATACAGATTTTTGATTTTCTGCTCTATTGATACTACGAATAACATCCTTGTCATTACCCGGAGTTTTAATAGCATTATCTGAAACACCGGCTAATACATCTGTAATTAAACTACTAATCGGTTTTACATTGTTGTAAGCAAATGTGCCAGCAGAAACAGCTTTACCAGCATAATCTTTTTGTGTAACACTATCTTCGACAACCTTGGAACCAAAAGCGTCAACAGTAGGTACAACTGTTTTTACACTCTCCATTTTATTGGATGTGATCGTACCGTTGGCTTTCATTGTACCATCATTATTGTCTGCTTCAACAATATAACCATAGGGAGAAACCGTTGTTGCACTACCATTAATTTGAGCTGTGGCCATATTTAACTCCATATATATTGGATAGATGTCTTATAAGACAAATACACCATATTTTATTTATGGGTCAGATTAAATTTTATGAAATTCTTTAGACTATTTAGTGAGTTGGTTCTAAAGCCAGATAGGCCAGATTTAGATAGTGTTGCAAAATGCTTCTCTAACCACATATTACCAGTACATAATATTTGAAGATTCTTCGAATTTTCATGCAAAAAGATAGATGCTAAGATATTATCGGCTAAATTATCTATAAAATATCCAGTAGATGGAAAAACCTGAATAACATTATTACTTTCTAATATTTCGCAAATTTTTTTTAAACAATGGTGGTCGAACATGCGATATTCCAAAACATATCTAGCTTTGATACCCAAAGAACCACACAGCTCCGTACAACTTTTAACATCATCACGAATTTTATCATATTTTCGATTGGAAGCTAAATTTTGAGGCATAGAGATATCAACAATATTGGCTCCTGCTTTGTGAGATTGTTGTATAGCACATAAACGGGTTTTTAAATCAGAAATTCCCAGGGGATAATCTATTGAACAAGACAATTCTATATTTTCTGATAGACTAGCTTTAGTTGTTTTCACCAGATAATAGGGAACTGTTATGCTATGAATATTGTATACACATAGTTCTTTAACCATATCTCTGGCTAAAGCGTCACTGGTTTCAGTATCTGTGATTGCAAAATCTATAAACATTTTATTTTTTCATCAAGTTTTTGATATAGTCTATGTTTGGATATTTTTTACTACCTAAAATACCATCTGCAAAACCATAATCAACAGCTTCTTCTGCTGTAAGAATCCAATCTCGTTTTGTCCCCAATTGAGTAACAATGTGTTTTCTAACCATTAATCTTTTCCAATTTTTTTCTTTACAAATCTTACTATTCATACACTTTTCTGTGAATATATCAATCATCTTCTCGCTTTCTTTTTCGCTCCATTGAACCATGCTCAAGGCCGCTTTGTGTTCATTATCCACACTAATAGAACCATAATGAATAAGAAAATTAGTATTAGGAGTAAGTATCCTAAGATGGGCAGCCTGTAGTAATACGGTGCTACTAGATTCTACTTTAGCATTAGCAACAATTATAATTTTGCTTTTACTACTTTTGATAGTATCATATATACCTAAACAATCTTGCCAATCACCTCCCGGCATATGCATGTGAACTAATATTGGTTCTAAAGAAAGTAGATTCAGATATCTTATATTTTTTTGAAATACTATTGCTGATCTATAATCCACACCAGATTCATTATCATCAGAAAAATAAGAATGTAAATATATTTCTCTATTTTCTATATCAATATTATATGAATGTATATCGTTAAGCGAATTATTATTAGTATCTATTTTAGATTTATGACTCGTCATATATTGACTTTATCTGTTCGTAAACTATATCGTTAATATTTTTCATCACTTCAGAATCATTAAAGCATTTTCCTATAGCTATTCTAAAACGATATCTCGTGAAAATGTCTAGTATCTCGATTCCTTCTATGTTCTCTAGTATGTTCTTGATTTTTTTTGATATGTTGAAATTACTGTGCCCTAACCAGAAATTAAAAATTTTACTCGATGCGGTATACTCATTATAGGGAATTAAACCCATAGGAGAAGCGATAACTCTAATAGGAGACGATGTTTTAATTTTAGGTTGATCATCATCTTCTTCAACTTCTGTTTCTCCTATACTATTGTTATAGTCAGTCCATTTAGCTTCATCAGTGTCTCCACCAAACGGATCATTCCATTTTTCCCATATAATTAATGGCTTAATATTAATCATTATTTACCAGAAAAACTACTAGGTTTAATAAGAGGGGGATTCGTTGATTGCTTTTCTTCTTTAAGTTGTTCTATAGCTTTGATATTGTTAGATAAATGTAATGAGAGACTGATACAGAACTTTCTGTAGTTTTCTCCTCTTTGAGATAATTCATAAATAAGATCCATTATATCAGTATAATATATGCCACAATTTAAACATACCATAGCTTTAGCAAATCGCTCCGCTGCTTCATCTGAGGTATCGTTAATATCTATACGAACTTTGGGTGTGTCACATTCTTTTTCTAAGATCAGATCAAACGAATTGTTGCTATTGGTCTGATTTGATGGTGGCTGTGTTTCAAATATTTTTTTAAAGAGATTTTTCATTGTAGTTTTTGTATAGTCTCATATATCGTTGTATAATAATCTGAATCTCCTATAGAGTCTATAGAAATCCAATAAGAATTGTTGATGTTATTAGTATATTCTACAAAAAACCCGTATATTAAATCCACAGTATCTCGTTTGTTAGTAATTTGTTTAAAGTCTAATAATTGGGGAATGAGATATATAGGATTAAGTACTATAAAATTCTTTAAAAAGGACACTATATATTCTGGAGTATCAAAATAATCTTGTGTTAGAATAAATTTTGGAAACACTATTTGATTTTTATCTAATGATAATATGTGCGATTGACCACTTTGATTTTTATCAAAAGATATAATTATACAGTTAATGTGGATAAGAAAATTACTCATTATTGATTGTACTCTTGATTATTTCTATGGCTTTATTTAAGCCTTGTCTAACAGCTTCTCTAGTTATACCATATTTTTTCCCTATCTTTTCAAAAGTATATGATTCAAAGTAGTATAGTCTGATATAGTCTTTTTGTCTATCTGTCAGATAGTCTGTTGATAATAATTTATTTATTAGGTTTTTAAGATCTTCCGAATTTTCGTTCTTTATTGTTTCTTGCTCTGGATCCATACCTCTATAGTCTTGTACCAAATCATATACAGATAAACCATCATGATCGTCTGACACAAAATCTAGAGAATAGGTTTTAAGTTTTTTCTTATTGAGCTGTTTATTTTTTGTTACCAAGGTTTGAATAGCCCACAAAGCGCACTGATTGCGATACGAATATTTGGTTTTTTTTGTTCCTTTCTCGTTTTGATAATTATCATCCCAGCGCCAGTCTGCCATCATAATAGCGTTGGCTACACAAGCAGTAGCGTCCTCATCTTTAAGCATTTTTGTTGCTAGACCATTATAAAATTGATTAGCAAATTTTGAAATAGCTTTTTTTGCTAGTAGTAAATAGGTTTCTAGACTATCAAACTCAATCGAATTATGATCCTTGTAGGCAATCTTATGATTACCTACTCCATGTATTTGTAATACCATATGTCCTCTATAATAGGTCCTAAAAATAATTAGTTAGTTAAGTTTTTCCACTGTTCTGGATCAGGTCTATCTTTATCTCCTGGTTTGGCTGGTTTATATTTTTTACCCATTTTTTCTTTTTTCTTGCGGATATTTTCCCACAAGCCTGGAAGGTTTTTTCCTGCTTCTGCTCCTTCTGTATCGGTTTCGCTTTCACTGAACATGAGAAAATTGTGAATGGTCAGCATGTAATCTTCTGTTACTGCGATTTTACCTTGTAACCAACTTTCTGTCAAGCCTTCTTTTACGGATGGATTGTCTATAGCATCCACTATTGCTTGAGCGTGCATCGCTATAGATTTGATAGATCCTAGACTCATTTCATAAAAATCATACTTGTACTCCATCAATTCCATCTCTGGATTTTCTTCTTCCATATCCTCAACCTCTGTAAAATCGCCATCTTCCGCTTTAGATTTAGTACCAAACTTATCCGTCAACTCTTCATTGATAGCATTTAAGATGTCATTAATACGATCCATTGTATTGCCTCTTTAGTCTGGGGTGTAAAATCTTAAAAAGATGATCACTTAAAAGTATACCAGCATCACAATCCGATTGATAGTGAACCCCTTGCATAATTCTTGATTTGGTTGTTTCTCCCACTATTTGTGATAATAAGTATTTATGTTGTGGATATATATCGGCTAAAATACTAGCTCCAAGATTAGTATACACCACATGACCAGAAGGATATGATGGAGTATGATGAGTTTTTGTTTGTATAACATCAATATCCAAATTATAAATTTGAGCCAAATTATATGGTCTAATTCTATTAAAGTAGAATTTAGTGTTAAAAATAAAGGGCTTTACAATATTGTAAAATTCTTTGAAATAATTGAATGGAAACTGTATCCCAAGTTTATCTACTAAATTATATATAAGATAATTAGGACTATCATCTATATCATAGATAAGTTTAATATCGTCTGTGGAACGAGTATGTGTCTGCTTAACAACATAATTAAGTTCTCTAAATGTGGACGAACTAGAGTTCAATAAAGGAGGATTTAATATGTTCTTCCATTCGATATCTTTGGCAATATCGGGAATTGTATATTCTATATTGTAGTCAGCATAAACTAAACTATTAATATCTTTAGAAATATATATTTGATTAATTTCTGATAATATTTTATAGTGGCGATTCATTACCATCCCCGTAGTTCACCATGCTTTACAAGACCAATATCTTGCTTTCCATTTGGGTCCGGGATTATCACAATTATGTCTGGCTCTAAAACTTTTGCGTCTGGATGGTATATTCTTTTTGATCTTCATATTAGGATCACCAAAATTCACTTTCACAACATTACCTTTTTCATTTTTCACATAAACACTCATTTTTTTAGGACCACCAGGGGTTCTAAAGGGTTTATTTAAGGTAACTTTTCTACCTTGATATTCTGAAGCCTTACCTTGATAAACTAGGTATCTTTCATCTTTTTTATAGTTGCCCATTCTATCATAATAAAATAATTCAAATGTTTTAGGATCCATATACTTATACTTGGCATCGCTGTCTAAATCAGACAGATCTATTATTTCCACTTCTTCTTCCATATCTATATATTCATTGCTTTCTGGAATAATAATATCCGATAAAGCAATTTCTTCTACAAAACCACAATCATCGCAATCGTTATATCCTATAGAAAATCCAAGAATTTCTAACACATTATTTAATAAGGAATTTTTTGATTTATTAGTTTGTCCTATACATATTGCGGCTCTTTGTTTAGAATCTGGATATTCTTTTTGCATGGTATTATTGCCCATACAACGAGATATAAATTTTTGTTTATCTTCATTTTGATTTGGACTAGGAATTGGCATGATAACTACCATTCTGTAATAGGGTTTCGTTAATAATATTAGCAGTATTAGTCCAGCTATATTTCTGTGCTGTAGCCAATCCTCCTCGATTTGATCTGATGTTATTCTGATACACATATTTCATATAATGCACAGTTTGTTCTAGTTGATCGTCTCCCAATTTGGCCCAATTACCTTGACCAAAAAACCATTTTCCATCATTAGCTGGTTCTGTTTCATCAACAGAAATTAAAAAAGCATTATTATCATTACAATATTCTGTATGAGCAGAATAGAAGGTCGTGATGATTGGTTTATCTAAAGCCATACTTTCCAGAATTTCATTGTTCCAGCCCTCTGCTCTAGATAGGAAAACACCACAATCGCACCTATATATAAATTCAGCCAAATGATATTGTGTGGGTAGTTTACTATATACTTTAATTTTATCTTTTAGTTTAGATTGTTCTACCAAATTTAGCCACTGATTAGTTTCTTCATCGTTTAAAAATGGGTTGTGAGGCAATAACCATAATTCTACATCGTCCTGTTCATTAAATGATAAATCAAAAGCCTTTATTAGAAGATCGTGACCTTTTCTTAGTTCCCATTTGCCAATATGAAAAAATATATACTTATTATTATTGAATCTAATTTTGGGTGGACTATTAAAGATTGTCAAATCAACCGCCAAAGGAGACACATAAATCGGAGTGTTTATACCGTTGTTCTCTAGTATTGTTTTACCCCATGTCGATGCTGTAAAAATAAAATCAGGATATTTTAAATGATGTTTTTCTCTATCTGTAAAAGTATCTAGTTCAAAAAATGGAAACGCATAATAATGCCCCTTACCTATTCTGGAAGCAAGATCATGTTGGTGCCATATTTTTAAACACGGGGCATCATAATCGAATTCGCTACTATTTTTCAGATAATTTTGTACAATAGACTTATCTGTTTCTGAATTAACTTCGACATTTGTTCCTATAGGGAATAATGCTATATTATTATTGAGATTCTTCATAATGTTTAGTGAAGTAATCCCATACCCAGTACTATTAATTGTACAATTTAAATTAAGATTTTTCATATATTTTATTGTGAGTGTTGTTAACTTGAATGAATGTTGTTTTTTTACCAAAGTCTTTAATTTTATTTGCTCCTATATATGTACAAGCACTACGAATGCCACCATAAATATCTTGTATAATTTCTGATACTAATCCTTTGTATGGTACAATAACAGATTTACCTTCTGCTGTTCTATAATTTGCAACTCCATCATGGTGTTTATCCATAGCGTCTTTACTACTCATTCCATAGTATTTTAAGGACACTTTTCGCTTTATATTATTATCTTGAGGATCTATTGGTTGCCAAGTTCCTAGACTAGCTTTATATTCATAAAACCATTCTCCTTCACATTCGTCGCATCCGGCAAACATACTTCCTAACATTACAAAATCACTATTCGCCCCAAACGCTTTACAAACATCTCCAACGGTTTTGCATCCTCCATCGCTGCAAATGTGTCCACCAAGACCATGAGCAGCGTCCGTACATTCCATCACAGCGCTCAGTTGAGGATATCCCACGCCCGTTTTTAAACGAGTGGTGCATACGCTACCTGACCCTATACCAACCTTGACTATATCGGCCTTGCCGTGAATAATAAGTTCTTCCACCATTTCAGGCGTTACCACATTTCCTGCCATTATAATAATTTCTGGAAATAGTTTGCGAATATGTGCGGCTGTTTTCACAAATTGTTCGGTATATCCATTTGCAATATCCAAACACACATTGGGAATATAGCCTCTGCTAAGTTCTACGGTTTTAAAAACACGCTCTAGTTTTTCTATATCTTTTTTGGATGTGCCTGTTGAATACCAAATATAATCAGTTCGTTTAACAAATAAATTAACTAATACGTCTTCATCATAGTGTTTGTGTAAGCACGTTATCGCTTTATGAAGCGATAATGATTGCGCCATATTAATGGTTCCAACAGTATCCATGTTGGCCGCAACGATTGGAACACAACTTAGTTCTCGGGGACTATGAACAAATCTGAATGAACGATGTAGATCGACTTCTGATCGACTCTTTAATACTGAGCGTTTTGGTCGAATCAAAACATCATCGAAATCTAATTTGATTTCATTAATTATTTTTTGCATTGAAGAAATACCATCTATTGTGAGAATTTATTTCTGACCATGAATTAATATGTATTACATACTCTTTGACTTGATCCCACGAAGAAAATATCATTTCATGAGGAATAGTTCCAAATAGCCAATCTGGGGCGTGTAGCTTACCCTGCACCATATGTATGATAATAGGCTTTTTCTGTCTGTTGGCCCAAAAAATTTCTTCGTATGTGCCACACGGATGAATATCTAGATCTAAATTAACTATTAAAAAATCACTAATATCTACGAGTCTTAAGTCTACGGATCGTATAACTTTCATTAACTGGGACAGTTCATCATAGTTTTTTTCTAGTTTGAGTTTGATCTTGTGTTTATGGGTTTGTTCATCTTCTTGACCAACAATAGTAGGTTTTTTAATAGGATTGAAAACAATGACTCCTAAATCTTGTAAGAACGGAGTAATATCATCTCTCCATCCACTCCCCCTATCATGAACACGATCCATAGCGCCAGCTAAATAGACTCTTTGATTTTTTAAACGATTCATATTTTACTTTTTAATCTGTTCCAAACCATTAAAGATACCAACTATTATAGCTAAAGCAACTAGAATTGTCATGCGACACTCTCTATGTGTTCTGATGAAAGTAACATAGTTTGAGAGGGATTTAGAAAAAGATTAAAATTGTTATCTTTAGAAAATATATCGTGATGAAACATCACATGCTCACAATCATCTCCACTATAATTACCTATTAAAAAAAAATTAGTTTTATAGATCGCCATGCCTCCAAATCCACTATTTATTCTAATCGGATCGGAACCGACCGGCAAGATATGTGTTTCAAACCAACATTGTTTGAGATGGGTTTAAAAATAATTCAAACTCAGGATTATTATTGTATATACTATGATGAAATGTAACATGCTCGCAATCTTCGCCACTATAAGTGCCAGATAAATAATACTGAGTCTTATAGATAGTCATACCACCAAATGCGCTATTTGCTTTTATTATTGGTGATCCTATTGGTAAAATCCAAAAACCAAACCATAACATTTGATTGTATTGATTTAAAGTTGATGGTTGAAATTCCCAGTCATGCCACCAAGTTCCTCTGTAAGCCCAACTATCATAATTCCAAATCATAAGTTGATCTTCTTCTGGTGTTAAATATTTTAGCTCAAAACTATTACCAGCCATAGCACCTATATGTTGATTATCATTAAACCACCCAAAAGAATTATATATACCATTAATTTCTATTTGTTTAAAATCTGTATCAAAAACAATTATAAAATCATAATCATTAAAATAGTTTGCTATATAGTTTTTTAATATATTTCTATATTCAGCTAGTGCTATTGTTCTGTTTTTATCTTTTACAGTTCCAAACTGTGGTCTATTGTATGTGTGCGATATGATCTCAATATTAGAGTATTGATTTTTTAAATTTTCTAATTTTAATTTAGTATTATCTTCAGAATCATTTTCAAATAATATTATATTAAATCGACGACATTTATTATTAAATATTTCTTGTATAGTATTTATATTATTTTCTATGATATTTTCCACAGATCTACAAAGACCAACTAAAGCAATCTTTTTATCTTTTAAAAAATTTAATCCACTATTTATTTTTTTTAGATAATCTTCTTTGTAAGAATCATGCAAAATAAGATTACGTGTGTTCATTATTTAATAACCTTGTTTAAAGTATTTTGAATATTTACTAATCTTTCGGTATCATATGGAAATACTCCACAAGGATGATAAACAAAATCGCCTTCTTGCCAGTGTGATCCTGGATCTCCAGGCCCATTTCCTGGTTTATTCCAAACGCAAGAGTTAAAAGATCTTAGAGGAGCTACTGTCATAATATCACCAAGATTATTTTTATTTGCCGCTAACCAAGTTTGCCACCCACAAACCAATGGTTCCCAAGATGCTTTGTTTTGAGTAATAGCTGTTAAAATAGCTTTGCTTTCATTAGTATTTTTCCAAACTATAGATCCACAATTAATCAAATTCCATGGTACTATGCCTTCTTCACAAACAGTCATATGCGGACCCAAGCATTCTAATTCCTCAATTTTTATATTCATATTAGTAATTAATGTATCAGCATCCATAGTCCATAATACATCATACATATTTAATAAATTTATTAACGATGCCATACCAGCAACTATACTTTTATATGGTTGATTATTGACTATTAAAGAATAATTATGCTTAGTACAATATTCTAGTTTATTAGGATTTGTTAATCTAGCCATAGGCTCTATTTCTTTAGACACATTAGTAAAAATCGCAACTCTCATTATAATTCTTTTATATATGGGCCTGACAGTTAAATTGTAGTATCTGTAGAAGTTTAAACATTATATATATTTTTTACAGTATTATTAGGCAGTAAGTCTTGGTTTATTAGGTTGTTTATATCCAATAAAAAACTATACAATGTTTTTTTATGTTCTTCTACTAAATTATTAAAATTTTCTTTAGCATTTTTAATCGTATCTCTGGCATGTTCTATTTCTTGTTTATCATTTCCATATGCAATACCACTATCAAATTCAACATTATTATATTTTAATATTCTCGATGATAAGAATTGTTTTTTATCTATACCATCCACAGGATGTAACACTGTTATACATCCACAAAGCGGAGCCATAACTGAGTAAAATGTATTAGGATCATAGCAATAAAACTTATCACAATTGTTAAATATTCCAATGATTGGTATTGATTTTTTTTTATTATAATGCGTATCTAAACATATGTCTTTTCGACTATGATAAGTCTGGATTTTTTTATGAAAAACACCAGGAGCGCAGTGATTAATTTTTTTATAAGCATAACAATTACGGTGTCTGTCACTAGTATTATAATTCTTAATATAAGGATCAATCCATAAATTGATCAATTGTTTTGAGTTAATATTTTTGTTTGGCTCCCAGTGATAAACCAAATCGTTTTTGTTCCATGTAAAAATTTGTTCTTTTCTAGTATCTATTCCTAACTCTAATAAAATCCATCTAATACAATATCTAGAATTAAGTGGATTACCACCCATAACTTCAGGATATATAACTATAGTTTTATCATCTATTAAATTTGGATTAAAAAACTTGTCACAAAATATATTATCATATTTTTTATAGTTATAGCTATACAAAAGAATTTCAAAATTATCTGGGGCTATTTTTTTAAGTGTTTGTGCTAAATAATGTAATACTATTACTCCGCCACAGGATATATCTAATTCTGGAGTATAAATAACTATCTTAATTTTTTCTTTATATGAACTATCTATACTATTAGTGACTTTATCATCAGGATTCATGTTATTATGATTATAAATTAATTGGTCATAATATTGATTTCTTAAAAAATACACATCTTCGATATGATTAAAAACAGGCGGTGGTTTTTGGAATTTAAGAGTCAAAATTTCTGGATTATAGTAAATTCTAGACATGGTATATAAAGTTTTTTATTTGATCACATACATAATCTACGTCTGCAATTGACATTCCATGATGAGCGCCGAGTAAAAATCCATTCCTCATTATAGTATCAGCATTATCAAAAGGCTGTAAATAATTTCTATATACAGGATGTCTTGTAACATTACCAGCAAAAGTAACTCGTGTTTGAATATTTTTATTTTCTAAATAATGAAGTAATGTATATCGATTTTTATATTGCAAAGGTATGGCTAACCAATTCGGCTTAATTGAATCATCTGGTAATAAAATTTCTGGTATATCTTTTAAATTAGCAAGATATTTTTCAAAAATTTCTCTGCGATGTTTTTCAAACTGGTCAAATCTTTTCAGTTGAACTAATCCAAAAGCTGCATTAATTTCACTACTTTTAAAATTATATCCTAAAACTCCATATAGGAATTTATAGTCATAACGAATACCATCTATATCATGATTAAATCTATCGTCCATATTTTCGGAGTTATCGCCTATTCTTCCCCAGTCCCTAAATTGCAAAGCTTTTTGTTTTAATTTTATATCATTATACATTACCATTCCACCAGCACCACAAGCGGTTATTACATGACTAGCATAAAAACTGGTTGTGCTAATGTCGCTGTCTGGAGTATTTGTCATTGTGTCCGCAGAATCCTCGATTAAAACAATATCATCTCGATCAATTACAGTAAGTTCTGCTTTAAGATTTTTCCAGTCTGGTTTGTTTCCAATAAGATTTGGTAACATTATTACTTTTGTATCATCTGATACCAAAGATAATATATCTTCTATACGAGCAACATAAGAATTTAATCCCACATCGCAAAACACAGGTTCTAGTCCTAGTTGTATTATCGGAGCAAGTGTTGTAGAGAATGTGCAGGCTGGTGTTATTACTTTTGACTCTTTTGGTAATTCTAATGATGCTAATGCAAGCAAACAAGCAGAAGATCCAGAGTTAACAAATACGCCATATTTCTTGCCAAAGAAGCTGGAAATTTTTTCTTCAAATTCTATAGATTTTGGTCCAAAACCTGCTAATATTCCATCCCTCAAGCATTCTGTAACAGCGTTTATTTCTTCTTCTCCATAAGATTCAAATTTATTTGGAGCATACCATATCTTTTTCATATTTATAAATCCATTAATATACGATAAGTCTGAAAAATTCTATTCTCTAATGTATCTAATTGTAGGCCCAGATCGGTGTGTTGACCAGTGTAATTATTGTCCAAACCATCATCACTTGTTTGAATATTGACTTTATTAGACGATAATGTATTAATAATTTTCCCAATATCATTTAGGCTATATTTAGTATTATAAACACAATTAATATGTTTTGGTAAGTTATTTGTGCTCAATAAATAATGCTCTAAAATTTTAATAAAATCTTTCATATGAATAAAATCCATAAATTTATTTTTATGGATAATAATATTTTCTAATTTTTTATATCTTAAAATATTAGATTTTATAAATCTAGTATCTAATTCATTATGGTCAAATATACCAAAAATTCTTAAGTTATAAAAATTATCATGACAATCTATTGATCTAGCTATGATTTTTTTGCTTAAACTATATGGTGTTTCGTGAGAGTAAAATTCTGCACCAGAACCTATATTAATTAATTTATTAAAATATTTTTTATGATCTAATAAATTATAATACATTTTTAAATTTTTTTCGATCTGACTATTATTTTCTAGGTTTAGTCTACTGCCACCTTGAATAGCTGTATGTATTACAATATCAAAGTATTGATTTTTAAAAAAATTATGAACATCTAAGAAATTTTCTAGATTAAAGTTTTTTCTACTAATTTGAAAAATTTCAAAATCAAATTGTAGACTTTCATATATTGATTTTGCTATATATCCATTACTGCCGGTAAGTAAAATTTTCTTTTTCATATTTTTAAGATAAACTTAGTTAAACCAGTGAGTGTTTCAAAATTTGTTTTATGTAAAACTATCGGATTAGTATAATAATATTCAAATATATCTTTAATAAATGGCAATTTTTGAGGTATACCACCACTAAGTATAATAGTATAATGATCAAATAGAATATATTCCTTATATTGAATAACTAGAGTTTTTAATATAGAACTCAATAAATTATTTAATGTAAAACTATTTTCATTAATATTAAAAATACCACCACCACCAGAATACTTATGTGATTGTTCGAAAACATTTAAATCTATATTAAGTGAAGATTTAACTATATCTTCAATTTTAATTGATTTCATTAAATCAAATATATCTATATTTATTTCATTAAAAAATTTTGCAAATACTAGTAGTGCTCTACCAGCTGGAATATATTTATTTATTGTATTTTTTGTAATAACTTGTGATCCAGTTCCTATATTGATAACATATTCTTGATCTTGAATATTCATACATTCTATTACACAATTAGTATCGCCCAGAGAGCTATAAAATATATGATCATTTAAACATCCCAAAGGAATAATATTATTGATATCACCACCATGATGTTGATGAATATGATATGTTTTTTGGTCTATAAAAAGCTGGCTAATTAAACAATCTGGTTTTGATTGTTTTTTTAAAACTTTCCATGAATAATATATATCATTAATCCATTCGCCCCCAAGAATACTACAGGATATAATATATTTACACTCCGGATAAATGTTTAGAATATTTAAAATTATATCTAATAACTCTTGTTTAGATATAGTTTCAGATTTAGTAAAAGGAGAAGTTATACTTATCGTGGAGCTAATTTGATTAGTATTTTTATCAAATTTACAACACTTTATAAAACTTGCACCAAAATCAATTAGTAAGTATTGCATCGAGTTTATTTATTAATGTATCATTAATTTCTGTTGGTACAAATCTAGTAACGCCGGGTTCATCAACCACAATTAGTGTAATTTTATCTAGTTGTGATTTTTTATCATGTTTTAATAAATGTATAATTTGTTTACTATCTATATTTTTAATTCTCTGAAGAGCTGTATACTTATGTACAGTGTCTGTAATTAATTTTGATTTACTAAATAATTGATTTATAATTTCTATACCTAATAACACAGCTTCTCCATGAGGTATTGAATAGTTGGATGCTGCTTCAATAGCGTGTCCAAAAGAGTGTCCATAATTCAAGCATTTTCTAATATTTTTTTCAAATTCATCATATTCTACTATGATCTTTTTAATTGCTAAACCATCACGAATTTGATTCTGTAAAGCAGAGTCTAGCGAATCTAAAAAGTGTTTACCTCCAATAAGAAAAAATTTAACTATTTCTCCCATTCCACTAAGTATTTCTTGTTTTGGCAAAGATTGAAGAAATTGCGTATCTATAATTACAGATCTTGGTGCAGAAAATAGGGCTAGTTGATTTTTCGTTGATCCAAAATTAAGGGCGGTTTTACCACCAATACAACTATCACACTGAGATAAAAGTGTAGTTGGAACATATGTCCACTTTATACCTCTTTTATATATACTACCCACAAAAGCACCTATATCTTGCGTAATACCTCCGCCAATAACATAAAGATGATTGCCCTTATTAAAGTTTTTATCTGCTAACCATCCACAAGCCATTAATGCTGTTTCAATAGTTTTATTTTTTTCTGTAGCTTCTATTATCATCATATTTGAGTGTTTGATATCATATAAATCGTATATATTTTGATCTATGATAAGAAAATCATTAGATGTAAATTCACCACTAAATTTTTCAAAAACCACATGGTAATCATTAGGTATAGATTTGATAATAAAATTATCAGAACTTATATCTTCAAACGAGAAATGTATATTATCTACAATAAAATTTTGCATATTAAATTCCTAGTAAACTATATCCTCCATCAATAATAATATTTTGACCAGTCATATTTCTGTTATTAAGTAAAAAAGTACATAAGTCAGCTATGTCTGATGGTTGGGTCATACCTAGTGGTATGTTGTCTTGTAGATATTGTATTCTATCTTTAGAATTATTTTTTTCTGTTAATGGAGTTAATACAAACCCAGGAGAAATCATATTCACTTTAATATTATCAGAAGCCATCTCTATGGCTAATGTTTTAATCGCACCATACATTCCATGTTTTGATACAGTATAGGCCAATCTTCCTGCTCTAGTTTCTGTCGCATACAATGATCCTATCGCTATAATATTAGCTCCATTATTAAATTTGATTTGTTTACACAATTCTATAAAAGATAATGTATTAACTTTTATTGTATCAATTAAATTTTGCTTTGTTAATTCTTTATAGCTGCAAGGCTTATTTATTCCAGCACAATAAATCAGTGCATCAATATTAGAAAATTCTGTAATAAATTCAGTTGATAAATCAAAACTATCACGAGATACACAGAAAATATTATGGTTAGATTTAGCACAATATTGCTTAATAGTTGAACCAATACCACCTGTTGAACCAGTTAAAATAATATTCATTAAAACGAATCCGATATATACATGTCAGTTAATAATCCTGGAATTATTTTGCCACTATTATCAACTCCTTTGTGTGTTACCTTTGGTTCATGTCTTTCTTTGGGGTGTGTGAAAACCTCAACAAAACATGGTTTATTATAGTTTTTAGCCTCTTTTAGACAAGTATCAATTTCATAGTTTGATCTAATAGATAAATATTTTATATCAAATGCATTACATACAGATTGAAAATTTGGTGTTGTTACACCATTTTGTGGCCCACTAGCAAATTCTAAACCTTGAAAGAAAGATTCCTGGCTCAGTTTAATTGATAAATATCCATCGTTATTAACTAATAATATTGTAATTGGTAAGTTATAGTGTTTGAGAGTTTGTAATTCTTGTAAATTCATCATTATACTTCCGTCGCCCTCAATACAAATAGTCGGGCTTTTATTATTTGCTATACAAGCGCCTATACTAGCAGGCAACCCATAACCCATGCTCGCACAACCTACATTAGTAAAAAGTCTTTGTCCAGAATGGAGTTGGTAGGTTTGTAGTGTAATGACATGCGCACTACCATTGCTCGTGACTATTGTTTCTTTTTCCCAGATGTTTTTTGCACGATTTATTAGTTCATAAAAACTAGCATAGCCTTGAATATTTTTATGTTTAGGATAGACATATTGTTGTTTAAATCTAATATTTTTGATATATTCTAACCAATTATTTTTAGTAATTAAGTTGGGATATTCTTCAATTTCTGTGAAAAAAACGCGAAGATCTGTTATTATTTTGAGATGTATTGGAAATGGATGTTTTGATGCTTCATTATCATCGATATCGATAATTATTTTTTTAGAATTTGGAGAAAACTCTTTGGTGTTATAGCCTGTCATTTTAACTGGCAGTCTGGTCCCCAAACAAATTAAAAGATCGGCTTCTTGAACGATCTGATTAGATGTCAATTGACCTAGGATTCCTATTCTTCCCATGTAATTCATATATGTATTATCAATACAATCTAGCCCAGAATGTGGACCAGTAACAACTGGTAATTGGTATTTTTGTAAAAAATCTAATAATTTTTTACAAGTATTAGATAGACATATTCCGTTACCAACTATAACCAGTGGTCTTTCAGACTGTTCAATCATTTTAAATAGATTATCTAATAGATTTTTCATCAACCATAGCTCCTTGAATATCTAATGGAATATCTATCCAAACTGGACCTGGGCGACCACTAAGACAAATTTCATATGCTTTATTTAGTTCATAAACTATATCTTCAGCATTTTTTATCATTACTGCATATTTAGTAATATTAGAAACTAATTTAACAATATCAAATTCTTGATCGCCAATTTGTCTACACCCAGTTCCTTGTGATAATTGTGATCTTGGAACTTGTCCTGATATAAAAAATCCAGGTATACTATCGAGCCACATGCCAAGTACGCCAGTAATAGTATTTGTGCCGCCTGGACCAGTAGTAACAATATTTCCACACAGTCTATTAGATTGTCTGTAATAACCCTCCGCAGCCATAGCCAACGCTTGTTCATGATGAAAACAATATGTTGATAGACTATGATCTGCTTTACGCAAACTATCTATTAAATGTATACATCCACCACCCGAGATTGTGAATACATCACATATTTTTTTAGCAATTAAAAAATCAATAACAAGATCAGAAATTTTTTTCATGTGATATCATTATATGTTAATGGATCATCTTTTTTTAGATTGTTTTTAGCCACACAATCTTTTTCTATAAAGTTACGAGAAGATAGTTGTCCTATTTCTTTTTGATATGGTATTGCACTATATAAATGATTTATAGTAATTTTTTCACCCTCCTTGATATTTTTCTTAAGATACAATCCTCTATATAGAGATTCTAAGTATTCTGTTTCTTTTTGATCTATAGTTCTTCTTTCATCATATGATGTTCCACACATGGTCTGAGCGGTATGAAATGCCTTAAACCATTCGTCTATTTGATGTGGTAAAGAGCAATAGGATGATACTTCTTTTTGAATATGATTTTTAGGATATGGTATATCTATATGTCTTTCCCAAGTGCGAGCGCCCTTAGCGTAGGATATTAGCATAGATGAATGCCAATCATGGTATTCGTGTGTTGACAACCCAATCGTAATATTTGGGTACCTATTTCTTAGGTAATCTATTTGATCTAATTCAAGCTCATTATCTTCGCTTGGATATTTAGAAACACAATGATTTAATGCTAATGATATCTTTCTATTTAAAAAAAACTTAACACTATCATCTATTTGTTTTTCGTTGGCTCCACCAGTTGATAAAATAATTGGTTTTTTTGTATTAGCTAACTTATTAAGTAAAACCCAATCATTAAGATCCGAACTAGCAACCTTAATAATAGGTATATCAAATTTTACACACAAATCAACTGATGGTTCATCAAAAGCTGTTGCCATAGGTATACAGCCATTCTCTTTTATATAATTAACTAATTCCTCAAATTCTTCTTTAGATAATTTTGTATAGCTGGTCTTTTCTATATATCTTAGCCTTTTTGGTAAACTATTAAGATCTTTTTCTTGTTTAGCTTTAAAGTCTTTGTGAATAAAACTATCTACATCTCGAAATTGAAGTTTAATTGATGCTTTAATATTATTATCTTTAACTACTCTAGAGAATTCTCTAATGATTTTTTTACCTCTAGATACTGAACCCCAGTGGTTATTAGCTAGTTCTAGAACAAATAGATTATCAAAAATATTCATATTATAAAATTTAGTTTCAGAATCATACATTTGACAAAATCTAGAACCTATAAATCCGCTACTTCCGAATACTGAGATTTTATTGTTCATTTATAACCAATCCTTAGTATTCATATTTTTATCATCAATAAATAAATCATAATTAGGCTTACCAAACTTTAAACCGTGATATTGAACTCCCCATTCTTTGAATTGATTTTTTGTAACTTCTGTCCAATCTAAGCCGGTTGCTGTTCCTCTGGCAGTCCAATAGATTATAGTATGACCATCATCATATAATTTATTAGCTTTTATTATATTTTCTATAATAGGAGTACTACTTATATAGTCTGGCTTATTAGGACTATGGCAGATAGTTTCGTCAATATCGATATATATGATCATTTTAATTAAATTCACTAGTTGTATTAGTTATTCTTGGTATATTAAATTGTAGATTTGATTCTGATAAAGGAATATTTTTATCTTTAAAATAATTGGCTAATGGTGATTCAAAATCTACATTTATATAATCATGGTCATACCAATAAGATTCTACATGGTCGTAATATTGAGATCTAAGTTCAACATAATCGATATTTCCGTGAAAAAATATGTCTTGTGTAAAATTATCGCTAGAATATTTAGTTTTTGATAATACTAAATTTGGATTTTCAAGTTCTTTAGTATCAAGTTTAGATAGAAAGTTTATATCTAGTCTGGAACAAAAAAATCTATCATATCTGTCATATTCTTTGGCAACATCAAAAATAGTTTTAAAAGCATATAATATATATTTTGCTGCAAATCTTGGTGGGGTTTGATGGTGGTTCCATTGAGGATGATTTTCATATTTTGGTACGGCCCATTTATGGGGTATTTCGTCCCAACTTGGGTCTTTTTCTATTATTATTTTTTTAGGATTGTATGTTGCTTTAATACGATCAAAATCTGGAGTCTTTGATCCTTCGTTTTTTAATGTTTCTGCCATAGGTCTATTCCAATCATTCCACCAAGAAGTTGTGCCGGCGTTCACCCTATCCCATGTATGAATAAAAATATCTCCTGGCATAACATTATAAATATTTTGATAAAAATTTGCATAACACTTTTTCCACGTTCTACTATGTCCTGAAAAAATATATGCTATTTTCATGTAATCACCATATAAACTTATTATTGTAATAAGATATTATATCTGATAATTCATCGTCAAAAATCTTAATTGGCTCCCAGCCAAGATTTCTTAATTTAGAATCATCTAAAGCATATCTTACGTCTTGTCCATGTCTATTATAAGACAAATCTATATAATCTTCTATATCAGAATAACCACTAATGTTTAATATTTTTTTTACTGTTTCTATATTTGATTGCTCAAAACCTCCACATATATTATATATTTGGTTTTTTACTCCAGATTGTATCATAGTAATAATTGCTCTAGCAGTATCTTCTGCATGTAACCAATTTCTAATTGGTGTTCCATTATTATGTAAGGGAATTTTTCGACCAAGTTTAATATATTTACAAGTTTTAGGTATTAATTTTTCTACATATTGACCAATTCCATAATTATTAGTCGGTCTAGCAATAATATACGGGATATTATGAGTTCGGCCCCATGCAAGTATTAACATATCTGCTGCTGCTTTTGTGGCAGCATAAGGATTGGACGGTTTTAAGATGTCGTTCTCTGTATGATCGCCACTAATAATATCTCCATAAACTTCGTCTGTGCTAATATGTAACAACGTTGGTTTTATAAAATTTTCTTGTCTATAATTTTGTATTAGTTTTAATAGATTATGAACCCCATCTATATTAGATTTTACAAAATCGTCGCTATTAGCTATTGAATTACCAACATGGGTTTCTGCTGCTGTATTAATTATATAATCGCAGTCATATAGAAATTTTAGATCGTTTATATCACACTTAACAAACGAAAAATTTTCAAACGAATTAAACTCTTTTAATAATTCATCATTCGCAGCATACGTTATCTTGTCAACTCCTTTTACATACCAGCCTTTATTTAGACATAATCTAGTTATGTGAGAACCTATGAATCCTAAACATCCAGTAATATAAACTACTTTTGTCATTTTATTTTTGATAATGATAAATAAACACGTCTAGATTAGACCAAATATCTTCGATAAGATTTGTAATAAATTTCCAGTCACCACCAGCCAATCCACAACCAAATTTTGGAGCATGAATCTGTACTTTATTATCTCTATCAAAATTATTAGCAATAAATTTATTAATACCACTCATACTTTTACATAAAGCAAAATAGTTTAATGGTCTAGTATTTCTAGTATTAATTACACCATTCTGTGATATCATATTGGCAAAAATTAGTTTATGCCCATAATTTGTATCTTTAGCAACTTCAACGAATTGAGTATATCCTAAATTATTGTTTAAAAAATTTTGACCAAGAAGATGATAATTTTCTTTTACCAAAGGATAATGCTTGGAAACAGCAGCAGCAAATCCAGCCCCAAATAAATCGATATTATTACATACATGAGGAACTATAATGCTACTACCATTATTTCCTTGTCGAATATATGTGTCGACATAATTAAAAATATCACCATTGATATTAACAATATTTGATTTATTGTATACTACTATAGGAATCATTATTAGATTTCTAACCATTTATTAATAGGACATTGTTGATCAGACCATGCTAATTTGTTAAGGAATTGTTTTTTATTTGAAATATTACATCCACAAATCCCACACTGACTATTAATTTTATCAAAATCTTCACACGCTATACATATAGCATATCTTTGGTTTATTTGTTCTTGACTACTTTTAGGAAGTCCTCTTTTAATATGCCACAACAAAGATTTAATAAAAGTTTTAAGTTTAAGAAACCACATTATTTTTTTCTCTTATTTTAATTGGAATAATATTATTATCTTTATCAAGACTGAAGATAGGGTCGGTTTCTATAACAGTTTTAGATTCTAGCCATTTAGGAGAACCATCATTTAATGAATAACACAGTTTATCTCCGTTGCGTTTAAAATCAATAGTTAAGATATAAAGATTATTTTCATATCTAAAACTATCTCCTGGAGATATTTCTTCCAAATATTTCATTAGTATTTCCTATAATAATCAATATCATCTAGAATCTCATCCTCGATAATCTCTCTCATTTTATTCTTGAATGCTTTTTTAGCTTTATTGGCAAACTTTTGATCATCACTTATATGATCTTTATTCTTCTGTTTATTACCAATAGGTTTACGAGATTTTCTTTTATCTCTATCGAAATCATCGGCCATTTATACCATATCTCCGTTTTCTTTAAAATAGGTGTGAAGACAGTTTCGGTCAAGTTTTATCGTTTTTTATTTTTTAGGATCCAGTCAATAAATCTAGATACTCTAGTATGACCAGACTCATCGCCGTATCCAGAGTTTGTATTTTTATCAGCGGCCATAACACAAGAGTTTATTCCAACTAATTCATTATCCCAATACATTGGACCACCGCTATCTCCACTTGCTATGAGAAATTCTAGTTTTGTTCTATTTGGATCATCATTTCTGGAAGGAGAACATATTAACATATCCCTAAACACACCATCAACAACATTAGACCCTGCTCTTTTTTTACCATCGCAAGTTCTTTTACTACCAGTAAAAGTTCCAGTAAATCCGTATCCCGCTATGGAAACTATTTGACCCACCTCATCATCTCCCTCATAAAGCTTAGGATAAAAATCTAACCCAAATGATTTTTCTGAATAACCTAGCGCTATATCCGCTATGCCAAAACTATTTTCACTATAGTTTTCATGAATAATAATTTCTGAAATACAGTATTTTTTACCATTTAATGTGAAGATACAACTACTAGCATTTGTTGCAACGTGGGCTGCGGTAAGAATGTGATGGTCATCTATAGCAACAGCGGACGCTACAAAAAACTTAGTAATATCATCACCATAATTACCAGATAACGCACCAGTGTGAATGAACCGTTTGCCAAATTCTATATATTTTGAATCTGAAACATTAGGATCTATAGTGCCAGCACTTATTTGTGAAACCATTATTAATAAACAAATCAAAATTATATATCTAAACATTTCAACACCTCTTTTTAACTAACGACGAGGTTTATTTTTTACTTTATTTAGGTACACTTTACAGTCACTTATTACCTCTTTATTCCAGCTTTTATAGTCCATTAAGTGGCCAAATAAGAAATGACAAGGATCATCACAAAGGGTAATGAGATTGCTAGGGTCTAATTCTCTATCTGGATTGCAATGAACCGGCTCTATATGGTGAACCTCTAATTTTTTATTTCTTCCACAAGCCGCACAAACTGGCTGACTACTCAGGTGTTCTTTCCTTACGCTGCTCCACTTTGGTGATCTATATGCGTATCTTAAAAATTTTCTAAAATTAAACATTACTTAATACTCTCATATTTTTTTTATGTCATCTATAAACTTCTCCACAGAAATAATGTTCATCCATTCATATCTGTATATTAGAAAATTATGGTAGTTTAATTCAATATCATTGATACGTATTGTTTTTTGAGATCCCTCTTTGATTATACCACACCCATAATCAGTATCGACAACAAACATAGACAGATCGGTTCTGGTCGATTCATATTCTATAATACTTTCGAGGCTATCAAACAACCCTTAGACACCGCATGTAATGGGTCGCTAGCGTGAGCAACCTCTTTAATTGGCAATGGAAAATTGTTTTCTTGTAGTTTTTGACTAAAGATTTCAATATATCCTTTTGCTTGAGATGTTCCTCCAGCAACCACAATTTTAAGCGGACTTTTGAATTTGGGCAATGATTTATGATTGGTTAATGCAAAAGCTAGTTGTTTAGCCGTATAATCTATAAGTCTTTCATAATAAGCAGATACGGCGGATAACACATGATTATCATTGGGTTCACCGATTTTAAAATCGCCCCCCTCCTTCTCTGCCTGAACAACACTGTCTGGCTCTCCGGTTGCTACGGCGCTCATACGATCAATCCAGTCGCCGCTCTTGGTGGTACTAAAAACCACTGTTGGTTCGCCGTTAAGCATAACACAAACATTTGTCATACCAGCACCACAACTAATAGCAACCCCGGTATAATCATCACCCTCTAATTCTGCATAACATAATGCTTCTGCCTCATTGATTGAGCGAGCATCATAACCACACTCTGCTAATACGGTTTTTACCACATCCTCATGATATCCCACATCAAAATCCTCATCTTCTTGGTCTACTGGTTGAGCAGGAACGCAGAACACTAACTTTTCTCCCGACTCTGATGCTGTTCCGACTACTTCTTTGAGAATAAAAGCGAGGATACGTTTTGCATCTTTTTCTTTTGCTGATACAACACCCCTATACATTGGGCGTTTTGCCGCATCGTTTCTTTCGACAGCTTTTTCTATAGCATCTTTACCAAGAATAATAAATGATCCGTCAGAATCTTTGATAAAAACCTTGCCAGACAAACCTTTCTCGATCATTTTTGTGGCTACTGGTGTGGTTGGTTTGATAATATAAAATGCGTCCCTAAAATCTTTGTATTGTATATTACCGTTAACTTCTTGTGATAATACAATAAAACTTGTGCCTACATCTAAGCCACGACTCATAATATTACCTCTTTAAGTTTTTAAGTTTATTTACGGAGTTGGAGATATTCTCTTCTGTTTGTTTTACATCTCCAAGATTATCGTATTTACGCTCCATTCCATCTGTTTTAATATCTACCACAAACCTTTTGTCATCAATAGATAGGTTGTTAACCACACGTTCTTTTTGGTCTTTTTGTTGTTTGAAAAATGATTGTGGACTATTATATACACCTTTTGAGGTAAAGACCCCTATAAAATAGCCAATAAGACCACAAATAAGATTGAGTATTATTAGTATAGAAATTACTATAGCATCATTTGATAGAGACATTGGATAACCATTGTTCATATTTTTTTCTTTCGTATCCTATTATAGAGGCTTTCTGTTTACCATCAACAATATATCTTGTATCTGGTAAACTCTTAATTTTATATTTATCTCTTAGTTCTTTTTCTTTAGTAATATCAATATAACATACAATTTTACTATCTAATAAAGTGAGAAAATATCCATCGTCTATATCCTGTTTTAAGAGTCCACAAGCAGAACAAGATTTTGCACCAAATATAAGCACTATTGGTTGATCGGTGGATTCTGATAGTGATTCTGCTATGTGTAAATCATTTGCTACTGGAAAATCTGCGAATGATATTGGTATGGTAAGAGTTGATATAAAAATCATCATGTATGTAGTAAATAATAACTTTTTCATAAAATCCCTTTAAGTTTGATTAGTTAATATATGTAATGGTTTATCAAAATAATGAAAATACATAGGATCATATTCTGGATTCCATAGTCCTTCTTTTGATGTGTGTCCCCAAGGATCAAAAAATAACTCATGATTATTTACTGAACAACGGTATTCATTCCAATATTTTTTTATCATATATGCTGGTGAAGAATGATACCATGATATAAAACAAGATCTATTAAAATTTGCACCAATATAAGCATGATAGCTTTTTCTTGATATTTCGAAGATAAACAATCTATTATTTAGTGGTAAAACAGATTTGTATAATGAACTATCTAGATTTTCATAAACACCAGTTCCGCCCCCATCGTTTTCAGTAATATTTTCTGGATGATCGAAATAATATAATAGAGCAACACTTCTACATAATTTATTAGTATTTGGTTGTAGATCCTGACTATCATCTTCGTATACACAATTAGGAGTCGCTATATCTGCATTCGTATTAGCAAATGAACATATTGATAAGTCTCTATGTATAAAACCACTTTTGGATGGGGCTTTATGTAAATGTATAGCCGGTGCGATGTATGGTGATGTAATTATATCAAACGTGTTTTCTACAAAACTTTTAAGAGTTTGAGATGCAAATAAATTAAATCCATTAATACATTCTTGTAATTCTAAACCCTTAATATATGCTTCATAATTACTACTATTTCTAGTTGTTTGATTATATGGTATAGTGTTTTGTATTAGAAATGAAAAATATGGAATAATCTGATTGTATATATTATTTTTAAGTAGATTATCTATAATAATATGTTTATATGGCTTTGTATAACGCTTAACGTCCAGATTATCTGATATATGAGGATGATCTAGCATTTTTTACAGTTTCAATGGTATCGTGATAAAATGTTATGCTTCTTATAGAAGTATCAAAATTAATATTTTCCAATAGACATTTAGAAAAATTTCTTACATGAGAATGAAAATGGTCGGGATATACTCTCTGATTGTTGTGTTTCCAATATATAATATTGTTTTCCTCATAAAATCTATTGGTATAGTCATTGCTTCCATATAATACACATGGCCTAAATATAAGTACGTTTTTTATATTTGTAGAGATAATTAAATTTTCGATCTCTTTTTTATTTTGACCATATGCCCATAGTGGATCATTAATTTCAAAACCACCAAATACTGCTAAAGTAGAAATAAAAATATATCTATGAAAAGATACAGTTTGTATAATGTTTAGGAAATGATTAATATTATAGCAAGAGAAATCTATGATTGTGTCGTAGTGTTTATTTCTTAATAACTGACATTTATTTATATCTTCTCTATCTAGATTAATCCAATTTAAATAAGGAAATAGATTCTTATTTGTTAAACCCCTATTAGCGAGATCTGGATAAATATTATTCTCAATACATAATTCTACAAAATCTCTACCAACCATCTGTGTGCCGCCAAGAACTAGCATATGTTTATCATTTTCCATTAGTGTGTCCTAATACCCTACCTTTCTGAGTTCTTAATACAAAACCCATACGAATAAGATATGGTTCTATACTATTCTCTATCGTTTCTAGTGCTATTCCAGTTACAGATGATATAGACTTTAATCCGAGTGGATTGCCCCTATTCTTCTTTAGTACATCCAAGTATATTCTATCATAGGCATCCAGACCATTTTTATCAATACCTTGAAGATTGAAAATATCGTCTACAGATGAATGTTTACCAGTACATGAAATATAGTTCTGATACCATTGTAATCTAGCATTTAAAATACGAGGAGTTCCTTTACTCCTTTGTGCTATTTCTAATAAATCAGAATCACTTATCATTAGTCCGAGCTTTTGGGCGTTCAATCCTGCTAGTTTGGCTAACTCATCGTAACTATAAAAACTCAAATGTTCCTTGATAGTAAATCGGTCATAGAATGGTTGACTAAGACTACCACCACTAGTTGTTGCTCCTACTAGAGTAAATGCTGCGACTTCTATTTCCTCTGGTTCTTTGTCCATAACTATACTAAACCTGAAATCCTCCATCACAGGATAGAGAAATTCTTCAACCAGTTTGGGTAGTCTATGGATTTCATCTATAAAAAATACTGATCGTTTGGTCATCCTAAACATATAGGGCAAAATTGCTTTTACACTTCTAAGATTAGCAGCGTTTGCCGTATACAGATTGACCTCCATTTCGGAGGCTATAGCACCCGCCAGGGTTGTCTTACCAAGGCCAGGAGGGCCGTCTATTAAAACATGAGGGAGGATGCTGTCGTTTTTTTTACAGCCCGCTGTGCTTATCTTTAACCGGCTAATTACATCGTTCTGACCAATAATTTCATCAAAACAAACTGGACGTTTTACCAATGTCATCGTATTCTCCAATTAGTCACTTTTATCTTTTACCCAAAACACAAAATCATTTGACTTTTCATCATAAGCCATATCAACAAGACCCTTTTTTACTAGGCCGTTAAGAATATTACTAACCATTCGGCTATTTATTTTTTCCAGAACATCAGTAAATATTTTCTCGTTTAGAGTGTATCTGATTCGCTTCTTGTTTTTGCTGACCTGTATCTTAACAGACTCTTTCACGATAAGCAAACACTCTTGGTGAGATATTATCTTATCAAATTCTGCTTGTTCACTTTGCTTAACAGTATCTATAAGAAAATCTAATTCATCTGATTGATCCCTTGCTCCAAAATTATTAAAGATTATAGCCCTAACTCTGTCTGTGAATTCACCTATATCGTTAATAATAAACCATTCTTCTTCCATTTTCTACTCCTAGTTTAAGATATCAAATAAGCCTTTGTAATATCTGGGCTGTTGTATAAAATGAGAAGCATTGGCTTGTATGTGTTGTTTATATTCGTTATGGATAGGATCATAAATAAAATACTTACTTTTCCATATACCTTCACCATAATAATTGGATCCCAAATACTGGAACTTTTTAGGGTTCGCAGTATTGGGATTCCAACTATTCACAGGAAACTCAACCGACGGAAAACTATTGATATTATTTATGATATCCGTCATCCATTCTGAGAACGGAGAATCATGTCCAACATCAAATGTAAAATACCATTTGTACGGATTAACATTATTATCATAATCATGATCATCATTGTATCCATCATCTTCATCATCTTCATCGTTCATTGTTGTGCTATACGCAAAGTGTTATGTCAGCAATATTTTGTGGATGAACATATCCTTCTGTAGTAATAAATACATCAGAATAAATTGATTGTTTCATTATTATTACTCCTAATATAGAAAATAAAAAGGGAGTTGGGGGATCGAACCCCAAGAGATTCTGATGATCTTAATAAGACAATCTTTGAATCTGCTAGTCCCAGACTACTCCATTAATTAATCAGCCAGGATAAGAGTTGTCGTACTCATCCTCATCATCTTCATAATCTTCGTCGTCCTCGTCATCAAACTGATCCCAGTAATCATCGCGGATATCATAATCCTCGTCATCATCCTCGTACTCGTCCTCGGAAAAATTAGCCGAGTAAAGAGGCTTGAGAAGTTCGCCTTGATACTCTCCAACAACTTCGTATTGGCAAGTGCGAAGTTTCTCACAATTACAATCACTAGGAACACTCACAACATCACGCGGATTAATCTTAACGATCACAATACGATCATGTGCTTCCACAGACCCATAACCAGCAACATAGTTTAATGCTCCAGCATGAAGTCCATTTGAACAACCGCGACCACGATCATCATCAACCTTGGCTCTTTGCATCTTGCAAATCTTGCCAACACTATTATCAAACGTACCACGATACTTATCCATATAATCACTTCTCACAGCCTTGTAGGCAAGGAAATGACCATCCTCAGTAATGGGCAGATGCTCATGCTCAAGGAAATCATAGAGTTCCTTTTGACTCTGCATACTAGGATTCTCCATAAGATTGTTGAGGAAATTAACAAGAGGCTGGAAAGGCAGACCCTTGCTTATAAACTCAAGAATACGCTTGCTGATGCTGCCGTGAACTTCCTCACCCTCATACATCACCTTGCCATTCTTAATCTCAACCATACCATCGCTAAAACTGGATACGGCTTTTTCCACATCCACAATATCCAAGAGTTCATCGGCAGTTGCGGTTGGCAACGCTTCAAGAATCATCTTGTAATTAATATGATCCGGCAAAACCTGATAGGTTCTATTGTTAAGAACCAGAGTCAAATTACCATCAACCCACATAAACGGAACGCTCATTATTTTTCTCCTTGTTTACCTGTGAAATTAACCAAAAACTTTACTAATTTGATCCCTAAACAAATCAACCTTATCTAACGTAACAAACCAACTAGATAATCTTCTCCAACTTTGACGGTTATCAAATTGATTGAGAGGATCAGTATCTCTGAGATTTCTCAAATTACCATCAACCATGTTGGCACACATAATATACTTGAGCAGCGGGTTGCTGTCAAGTGTTGTCTTAATTGTTTTTCTTAGATCGCTAATGGGTGATAGAGTATGCTTTTTGTCTCTATCATTCTTAGTGGAAATAAGTTTCTTATATGTGTCCGAAGTATTCGGATACCAACTCTCTAAAAGACTCTTCATTGAGTTAAAGAGTAAGTTAGTATTCTTGATCTTCTTTACATCTAAGCCATTAATACCAATAGCATCAAGCAACTTGGCAATATGAGCATAGTAGTCTGTTTGCTTAAATCTTTTTAGATCATATCCATTACGATGAATAGTATCGGCAAAAAACTCCATTACAATCAGACTATCAATAGTGTTTACTAGAGTTTTGTCCGAGACATATTCTTTATAGTCCAGACCGAATATGTTCAGAATATGGTATATAAACTGTCTATCAATATAGCCTTCGTTATAATCATGATTCATCTTGTCATCAGTGTTGTATTCTTTCTTACAGAATTCGATCACACTATTAATATCACGCACATCACTAAACTGCGAGGAATCAATAGTCTTGAGTCGATCTTTGAACCAAGAGTTAAAATCAATTAGGTTGTACCCGTCCTTAATTAAACGATCCACACTAGACTGTTTGATAGCATAGATATTTTCTCCACCAAACACAGAGTTATCCGTAATAATCTTATCCCAACGCTTAATACCTGCTATCTCTGGATAATTTTCAATAGACGCATATCGTAGAATAGGAATATAAACGATAGTATCAGCATCCTCCAAATCATCCAAACGACTAGCACTAAGACTTCTCATATGAGAAGCATCATTGTAGCCATAATTCAATGTTGTGGTATCTTGTGCATCTCCGTAAACCAGAAAAATATCTTGGTCACTAACGCTACCCTTGCTACCTTTACTTGCTCTAGTTTTTGGAGTTGACTTAATTAGATCACGATGATCCGAAACATTAAGAATATTAGACTCTCCAACATCCTTGACTAGTGCTTTAAAACCATTGGTCACATCCTTATGATCTGTGGTATTAACCAACAGATAAGCAAAACAATCATTCTGATTGCAATACTTGGTAACAATCTTTTTGGCTGTTTCCGCAGCACTCATATCACACCAGAAAAACTTCATTGAATTAATCTTTTTCTGATGATTCCAATAGTATTGACCCTTGCCGGTTAGAGTTTCGTGATGAATCTTATCTGTAAGATAAATCAGGCGTCGAGAACGATAACCCGCTGTTCTATAATTGAACACATAAAGGTTCTCATCCTTCTTGAGTTTATATTCCAAATCCTCACCAGAATTAATAGGATGATCTTTACCATCACTATCTTTCCACGATGCTCCAACACCCCATCCACCAGCAAGATCATTCATCTGATAATAAGTCTGGATTGCTTCTACCTTGGTTTTGGCAGTAGCAATCTTGTCACTAAAATTCTGCTTCAACTCCACGAAAATATCTTGGGTCTTTTCACGCAGAGTTTTAACAACAGCCTTGGTATACTGCAAACCTTCACGGCTAACATCCATTTCAAGTTCGCCAATACCAAAATCCAGTTCCAGATAAAGACCCTGACCAATAATTTCGCCAACAAAAGTCTTCCAAGATGCAATATCGGCCTTGTTAAAGGCTCTATTCCATTTGGCGATATGGTCTGGAGTCTCAGTCTTTTCTTCTCCTATAAGGTGAGAAACCTCAACAGGGTAGGCGATATTGCCCATCAAGGCAACAACCCCGCTTTGAATACGATAATCATTATTGGGAAACTTCATGTGATCATTATTGAGTCGGCAAACTCTCCAGCCTTCTCCATCAATCACCACGTTACGCTGACTATATTCCTTAGTAAAATCCCAATGAACTCCACCCTCAATAATGGGCTTCATTCTAAAATAATGAAAGACCCTAACAGCCTTCTGACTAAACTCTTGGAAATCATATTGCTTAACAGCAAAACTAATCTCAAGACCATTAGGCTCATTAGTTTCTGTGCTATGAATAAGATTCAGAGTAGGAACACCAGCATCATCAATAGCCGCAATATAAGTATATTGAGTACCATTAAAATAAGAAGTAGTTGTGAAACTCTTAGTATAAGCAAACGGACTCTTTGAGCCTAGACCAAGACAACCAACAAAATCATTGCTATCATTCTTATTACTAGCACCATAGGTGGTGTAAAGATGTTCCATATCTTTTTGACTAAGACCAGTGCCGTAATCTCGCACACTAAAATTAGGATTAGCGGCCGTAGGCAACGTCACCTTAAAAGGATTCTTATTGCCAGCACTAATATGAGAGTCATAGGCATTGGTCGCAAGTTCACGAATGACTGCCATTACCTTGTCGGAATAAAGAGAGTCCGACAAGATTTTAAACATTTTGCTCGTTTGAGCAATAGTAAATTGATTAGCACTACTAATACCAGCACTATGAACTTCAACAGTTCGATCCGCAAGTTTCATTTGTATTCTCCAAGGTTTCCTGTGATGCTCGTAGTATACATCGTCATTCCGCGTTGTCAACCTTGATTTTTCTTTTGATTCACTCGTTGAATACTGATGTAACCAAAATAGATTGGTATTAATCCTATATACCATACTGGTAAGGCTAGAGAAGCAAACCAAAGTCCACTAACGATTGATAGTGCTGATAATATATAAACTATAAAAGATGGAAAATTTAACCTTGAGGTTAAGTATGCTAGCGGTCCAATCAAAATAGTTACTAAAACTATTAACGATGCTGCTAACGCTAAACTAGCCATTAGATTTCCTCATCGTCGTCTTGGTCTTTATAATCATCTTTTGGAACCCATGTTTCATCAGTATCATCGATATTATAATTTTCTTCAAAATCTTCATCATCCTCTGCTAACAGAATAGTAAAATTATTGAGTATTTCTAGCATAACATCAACTTTGTGAGCAATATCTCTAACTTCTCGTTTGATTTCTATTATATCTTTAATTAGCTTGTCTTGATTTTTGCTTAGATCATCAACACCCCTAGATAAAGAGTCGTCTTTTTTATATAAGTCCTTATACGATTGCTCAATTTTTTTATAGATGTCGTCAATATCTCTAGACATAACTACTCCTTATTTGGGGTTGCGATATTCTCGTAAATCTCCATTTTCATTAATTTTCTGATCTTCATAGGATGATGCTAGTCGTCGATAGAATTCTTGCTTAATATTCTCTAATACACCAGTTATCATAGCAATCTTCTTATATGAAACAGGTTTAATTAACTGGCCCAATACCCTGCTAAAACAATAGTTTATTCTACCAAGGTAGATGCTAAGATCGTTTGAGATTCTTTTATTACGAATAGCAATAACCATCACTGATATAGCATCGTCTAATTCTTTTCTTTCGTCTTCACTAATGTATGGCATTTAATCCTCCTCGCATTTACATTCGTATCGTTTACAATAAGAACATTTTGGCCCAGGGTCGGGATTGCCCCAAGCATTTGATAATCCATCAAAACTTTCTTCACCAGTATCTATACAGACCAATTTTTTGGTGCGTCCTCTTTTTACTAGTCCAACATTGTACCAATGACAATCCCAAAATTTCAATCCGGTCTTCTCATTGATATCATTAACGAGTTTTTGTATCTGCTTCATACTAATTTTTGTCGCGGCCCGATCAATGGTTGCTTTTTCTATAATATATCCCCAATCGCTTGGATCATCAAACACCATATCACCATCATCAGCAAATTTTAATCTACAAACTTTGCTATGAATTTTTGGTGCAAGATCGAACTTTTCTAGTTTTTTGTGATATGTATATGACCGCGTAGCTTTCTTCTTATTCCTAAATTCCTTAAAGACTAAGCCACAATAACCAACTATAGGATAGACTTGACAATATCCTCCCTCATTACTCCAATCACTATAATCTATTTGATAGTTAAGCATTAGAGTTATTAATAATTTTGTTAGCCATAATTTCTTGAGCAATATTAATTGCCTCATTAAGATTTGTAGTTTCACATAGTCTTATCGGCCCCTTTGGAATATCAATCCAGTAAGAACCATATACGCCATAAAAAACACCACCAAGAGAGTGGTCGTGCATTAGAAAATCAATTTTGTCGTGAAAAATATCAAAACACCATTCACCACTATCGTCTTGAGTTTCTTTTATTGTATCTACAATTAAAAATCTAAAATTAGGATGTTTAAAATCTTCATGACTATGAACTATACCACGATAAAATCTGTTTGGAATAGTAACCATTTTATTTTCTAAATTTAGCGTAAAAATCCTTAAACTCTATTTTATTAGAATATAATGGAACACAAGTTGTTTCATCAGAGTAGGGATTATCTTGAGTTCGTAGATCATACAAATCTCCACGATCATTAGTTTTACCCCAAGCAACAGGATTGTCAAATATCTTTTTAAGACTAGATAATTCTTGTTCACAACTTAACCATCGTACATTATCTTCTTTTAGTTTTTTTAGTTCATCTTTTGCGTTGTTCACAACGAACCGATCAGCACCATTTGCCCAGGCAAATTCGATAAGAAATTCGATAGGATCAGAATGTTGTTGCATTTTAGATAAATCCTATGCGAGTTTTTTCTGTAGTAACAATGTTCTCTATATCAGTAGAGTTAAAAATTTCCTTGCAATATGATCTTCCATTCCACCATCCGCACTCATAAGAGATAGAGTTATTTGAACCAATATTAACACCAATAATAGTTCCATGAACATCATCTGTTAGTTTAACTTTGGTTCCAATATTGTAAAATTCTAGAATATTATTTTTACTCATTTGTTTTCCTTTTAGTTAATAATTCCTAATTAATAGGAGTGGTGGGAGTCGAACCCACACTGTACGGATTTTAAGTCCGTTGTCTCTGCCATTGGACTACACTCCCAAATGATAATCGACTACAACAACTAAAGGTATGAGGTTGATTATTTGTGGGCCTCTCCCGTTTAAACTGTTGTAGCCGACTACCGTTTGATTTTATAAAGAGTCTCAGCCGTTGTTGTGAGCCTTTAGACGACGCACAATCTCGGCCATAGCCTCAACATTATCAACCGTCTTAGTGGGCTTCGCACGCTCCATAGCGGGAAGATCAATACCCTTCTTAGCCAGAGCGGCCTTAGTACGAGCATAACGAGCCATCGTACTAGCAACCTTCTGACCAGTCTTGGTAGCAATCTCAGCATAAGTCTTGGACGAATAAACCGCCTCAAGAAAAGCCTCGTCGCTGCAACGAACACGGGTCTGCTTCTCAACATTAGTACCTTCAGCCATAATAATCAACCTCCAAATTAATCCAACCTTACTTCGCGGTTCAGTCACGCGACCGAATCACCCGCGTTGTATCATCATTCTATCACGGGTTATCGGCTTGTCAACCCCTTCAACTTGAATTTTTCAGTCAGCACCAACCAGTTCATTGTCTTTTTTGTCGCTAAAAAACGACAGAGCATCTGTTAAAATTTCATTATGAATTTCCAGATTATTAATGATAGCATTGGCTTGTTCTAGTGCTTTGGTTAGATGATAAACTTTATTAGCAAGTTCATCGGCCACATAGTTTTTCATAATCATGGTAGCCTCCTTTATTTAGGGACAGTATTAATTACACTTTTTCTTTTTCTTTTTAAATATTCTGTGCCAATTCTTATCCCATATTTTTTGGTCAATATTGCGTGGTCGTCTTTTACTCCCTTTACTATTCTGGCTGATTTAATCCTCCAGCACAAAACTCCAGTAGCGACTATCGTTCTTCTTTTGTAGAGCGTCCCAATAAATTGATCGTGCAATATATGATGGTATCTTGTTTTTTCCACAATTAATCATCCAATGACGCTCCATCTTTTTATACGAGTCCGTACCACTTCTACTCTTATTGTACTTGAGATGTTCCATATCGTAAAGTCGAAGTTGATGAATATCTCCACACAATACTCTTGCCTCATTGGGATGGATCATTTCCAAAGCAAAACTAACTTTTGCTAACCCGATCCCATTAATTTTACTAACAATAGTATCACGCTTCTTAACATGACCCTTTTGAGTGGTAAAATAAAAATCTTTAGGATTGGCCCAAAACTTTGTGGCAAAATCCCAAATATATTTTGTACGATTGTTATGAAGTCCAACTCCGCTTTTGTGAAGTTTATCTCTCAAGATATTCTCATCACTAATCCACTCATCAAAGTTCTTGATAGCATTATAGCCAGAGCAATTACCTTTCCAAGTAGTATGAACAGAACAGTAAGCAAAGAGATAACGCCTAAAAATATCAGAGGTATTCTGTGGGCGTACACTTTCCCAATATTCCTTGTATGCTACAATCTTTTCTCTCTGAAATGTGGCGAAGAAAATATCTGCCTTAGTCCTATCAAGAGTAGTATTCTGAACTGGAATTACTGTGTTCTCAACAATCATAGAGTCCTCCAATGTGTATTCTGCGATTTTACACTACGGATCAGCGTTGTCAACTATCTACGAAAAAAACCTAAACTTTCCTCTAAGGACCAATCAACATTAGTATCTATAATATGTTTAATATTATCAGGAACATAATATGGATATTTATTTTCTAACACTGGTGCATCACCAATATTTTTTAGATGAAATCTGTGCGAGATAATATTAATATAGGAATAATAGTTTTTTATGAGCATATCATATGAAAATAAGATATAGTTAGAAGCAATAACAGGCATAATCTCATTGAGGTATCTATACTTAGTAGTCCTCATATCGAATATGTTTTTGTATCTTTTTTTTGTTATTGGATTTCTATCTGCTGGTATTTCTCTAATTTCGATATCGGTAGAAAACCATTCACTTAATAAGAATGTTTCCCAGTTTACCATTCTGTGATGATGGATATGATGAGGCATATTAATCATAGCCATGATCCAGTCGTATGGATTTCTAACTATACCTATAAACAGGACATGTTTATCCTTATAAGAAATTGTTTCTGGTTTTGTCCATCCAAACCAGTGTTTATTACCGTAGAAATGAGTTCTAGTTAATCCAAATTTTTGAGTAAATATTTTCTCTGTGAGATTTGTTCCAGAGTGTCTTTCTCCATAAATTACAAACTTATCAAGATATGATCTATACTCGGAACATATTTGTAACATTTGTCATATTTGTCTATTAGAACCATGTAGGATTTTAAATGTAGGAAATCTTAGACTGATACCACCATCTTGGTTTTCTGTTTCTTCAAAATATTGAACAGTAATTGTCTTACCAAGAATATGTTTCGGGTGCTTGTAAAAGTTTTGACGTTGTTCAATACTAAAGCCACTACCAACACGCACAGTATGTCCCTTATGATTAATAGTTACACAAGAAAGCATGGTTTCTTCATGTTCTTTACCGTTTAATACATATCGAAATGGTCCCATTTCTGTGTCGATAACTTCGTACTCATCATCAAAAAATTTCTTAACCTTGAGCAAATCTTTGCTACGCTTTCCCTTATATGGTTCATCTGCTCGCAACATTACTCCTTCCCATCCTTTATCAGCGGCTTCTTTTACCCACTCTTGGAAATGCTCATCATTATGAATCAATTCTTGTTCAAGCACAGTCAGGATTGGATATGACTGGTAATATTGCATAGCACCACAAATATCAGCATATCGAATAGAATAAGGTCTATTACTCTTACCCTTCTTACTATAAAACTCATCAGTAGTTATCGCATCAAAAATCTTAAAAGACGGATTAGGAATAGTATGATCCTTCTTACGCAGTTCCTTCATCACTCCCTGGAAATCCTCATTACCATCTTCATCTACCAGACAAAGTTCGCCGTCCAAAACAATACTATTAAGACCAATAGCCTTAATACCATCTGCAACTACTTCTAGAGTATCGAATACTTTTCCTGTTCTTGAAAGGAATGTAACTTCTCCAGCCTCATCAACAATAGCGATACATCTGGCCCCATCAATCTTACGAGAGACATACCATCCATCATTCCAATCAACAAGTTTAGGCTCATACTTTTCTGCTAGAGCAACACTAAACTCTGGAATCCAATCTGGAATAGCCTTGTTGATAATTTTATCGCCAGCACGGGTTTTCAAATCTTTATCAATAACACAATGAATAAGTTCCTCATAATCACTGTGATGTTCGATAAAACTATTGACCGCAGCAATAGCATCGTGACCAGTAATCTTGCGATTCTTTAGATCTTCAAGGAGATCAAAAAAATTATTGTATTCATTTTTACGAGCCACAAGATGACTCTTTTTCTTTAGATTATCGCTAGTAACATTATATTGCCAAAGAGGATGATAGGTATACAGCAGAATCTTCTTGGCAAAATTTGCAGAAGCATTATTAAAGATACCACAGTTTATTTTGATAATATCTTCTTTTTCTTTCGTACTGCTAGTTGCCCTAAGAGCATTAACCATATTCTGAACATAATTAAAATCGTGAGTCATCCAAATAGTCTCCTGTGTTGCTACCCATTCTACACTACTGTTATCGGCTTGTCAAGTCACCGTTCTTGAATTTTTCTTTTTGAAAGAAGATAATTCATAGCGTTGGTTATTCCTTCTAAACTATCGTCGAATTTTCCTAATCCCGTGTTGCAGCGGTCACACAACCATCCTCTAAAAGTATCATCACTATGATCGTGATCCATTGTCCATTTACGAGGAATCTTTTTGCAACATTCACAAACTTCTGGTTTTGGTGGAGCCTTTTTATGTAGTTTGTTTCTTATCTTGGTTTGCTTTTTAATACAACTTCTACATCTACTATCCAGATTATCTTTATGAGAAATATGTTTGGGAAAACTTTTTAAGTTCTTCCTTTTCTTGCAGTAAAGACAAATTTTTCTGGGCATATTTAAGTGATAGAATCTTTATCCATCCTATTATAAGCATCTGATCTTTCTTTATTAGATTCTCCAGAGGACAAATCAGTATGATCATAATCCATAATATCTGTGTCTGGAGTTACCCATCTCATGTTTCTTTCAGCGGTCCATAGTGTGCTGTTGTATTTGCGATGAATCACAAGGTCTTTTTTAATTGTGAATGATGGATCGTGCATAACCAATCTATTGTTTGGTTGAATAGCAAAATTACCATTATCCATCATGATAAAATGACCACACTTATGTTGTGATGGAAATTCGCTCAGAGTAAAATCTGTATCCCCACTATCAGTAGAACTTGCCCAATCAAGAGTGAACAAATATCGTCCAGTATATTCTACTCGTCGGCGTGAAATAAATTTGCAAGTATGATTTCGTAGTATAGGATACGAAGTTACCGAAACATGATAACTAAAAGAATCCCACAACACTAACTCATCTAACTCTTGTTGTTCACTATCTTCTTTCCAACAAAAAGCATGAATGGGCATCCTCCACCACAATCCACCATCCTCCATAATAAAATGGAATAATGGTGCTTGTGCTGGTATAGAAGTCATACCAAAAATATAACACGGAAACTTTTTGTCAAAAGAATCCTCTTGATTGCGTAGAAAATTTCCACGCACATAACCACTAACAACAGGAATTGGAATGTTTAAGTATGCCATATTATTTTAGTGGATGCGGCGGCATCGAAGCCGCGTCCTAGCATAAATCAAATTACATCTTCTACAAGTTTATTTTGTTCATGAGTTAAATAGGAATACAGAACAAACAAGATTCATCCTATCTTACCAACTGCTCTTAACCTACAACCCGTTGGATATTGTAAGTGCAGAGGGATTTAACATCAGACTTTTGATCGCTACCCTCATTCGCAACCGCAGTCTGTTACTGCCCTTTTTTGTCAGGCAGCAAGTGCTAACTGATTATTGCCAGTTAAAGCATTTAGTAGACTTTTATAGTGGCCTGTCTACCAACCACTACTTGCTAACATAACTCTCCGTATGTAGTCGAAACCTTTACGCACCCGTATTGTTATTATACACTGTTGGTTTGAGAAGTCAATAGGCATAGAAAAATTTGCTTTTAGTCGAAAATGGTGTATGATACTTTATCAAGTTACAATGTATTGAGTTCGATTATGAATCATTGTGTCAATTGTTCAAAAGAAACAAATAATCCTAAATTTTGTTGTAGATCATGCGGAGTATCGCATAATAATCGACTACAGCCTAAAAGGATGGCTAAAAAAAGATATTTCAAATGTTTGTGTTGTAAAAAACAAACCGAGTTTTATACTAATAATCCTAGAAAATATTGTTCAAAAAAATGTCAAATCAAACATAAAAGAGAAAAATCAGATAATATTATAGAAAAACAAGGCTTCGGTAATGGTTACTACCACAATGTAAGAATTAGAAAATACTTTATACGCAAGTATGGTAACAATTGTATGATCTGTGGGCAGTCTGGAGATAACTGGAATGGAAAACCTATAACTCTTATTGTGGATCACATAGATGGGAAATCTAATAATAATAAATTAGATAACCTGCGTATTGTTTGTCCTAACTGTGATTGTCAATTACCAACGTACAAAGCCAAAAATAAAGGTAATAGCACCAGACAATATTTTATAGTTCAGAAATAGGGCCGGGTAGAATCGAACCACCTTGACGAATTTATAAGATTCGCATCTTAGACCATTAGATGACGGCCCCATATTGTAAAAGATCAACCACCGACCAATACATTATACACTATCGACCACCACTGTCAACCCTTGAGTCTAAAATCCCAAATTTTCAAGTTGTATTCTTTGGCTAAATCAAACATCATCTGAGTTCCTTTTCCTCCAGTGAATAAAACGCAACCATCAGCATATTCTGCCATTTGTTTGTTTCGTAAGTATCCTGCTTTTTTACCATAGGTTTTCCAATCAGCAGGAAAAATTTTAATTGGAATATTATTTTTTCTAGCCCATAATTCTCCACAAGAGTCAACCCCTCTTGCTGCTCCACTAACTACTTGAGAAATGTTGCTTGATAGTTCATCTAACTTTAGTATATCTTCGTCGTTCAAATAGTAATCTCTCCCTCCAGCAATAATAGTTTTCATTTTGTAGACTCCATAAAATTTCTATACATAGCCATAACGATTCCACTAGTAGTTCCCACATTTAATGAACGAACACTACCATAATTGGGTATGGTAAGAATAACATTGGCACGATTCAGAATAAGGTTACTCAATCCTTTGTTTTCCTCTCCAAAAATAAACATTGGTTGACTAATATGGGTATTAGGATTAAATTTATAATCAAAGAGATTAATTGTCTTATCAGCATACTCTGGAATATTGTTCTCTATTGCAATAAGAGTTCGTCCAGAACATTGAAGAAGAAAAAATTCTTCATTCTTATGATGGTAAATAGGAGTATAGTGATGCGTTCCAACACTACCCCTTTTATCCCACTTCTTTTTACCAACATAATGAACACTACGAAATCCAAAAAAGTTTGCATTACGAATCATTGTGCTAAGATTAAAGTCTCCGCCGATATTTACCATAGCAACACTTGCGATAATGCTTTTACTATGACAATAGTTCGCAATATCTGGTACACTCAAATCTTTAAGATTGTCGATTACGTTCATTTTCCAAATCTCTTAGTTGTTGTTCCAAAGTTTTAAGTTGATTATACAGAGAAACACAGTTGGTACAGAAATCTGAACTAATGTACTCTCTAGTATCAGCAATCTTGTTCTTTATTGCCCATATCTTTTCGTCTAGACTTAGGTTTGGATCGTTTAGCATTTGGCTTTTTCTCTTTCTTAGTCTTTTTATCTTTGGCCCAAAACACCATGTCGTTCAAATCATTATCCCAGGCACATTCAATAAGGTCTTGACCAGCCAATTTTGCTAAACCAACATTATGAATCCAGACAGTAACATCTTCGTAAATGCTTTCATTAATAGTTTCATCAAGAATTGGTCGATCCATATCATCATATCCAATGCACTTTTGCTTGACCAAATTGATAACTTGACCAACTGAAACATAATTATCAAGATCATTCGATGGAGCATCAGAGAGAGTTTTTGCTGCTGCATTTATTATTTCTTGAGCATATCCATCCAAATTACTAATCGCATAAACTTCTGGTTTTGACATTGTATTCTCCAATTATTGAATAAATTTAGATACACCACCGCCACTATGATTCTTGTCTCTAATTCGGTCAATAGTGTTTTGTAAAGTTAATCGTCCTCTAGGAAGCCACTTGGTATCATTATACAGAGCAGTTACGATCTGAGGAATCCAATGTTGATAAGCATCAGAATATTCTTTGGGAAAATTCTCTTTCAACAGAGTTTGCATAGCCTGAATATCTTTGCTAATATTCTCTCGTAAATCAAGCAGAATATTAATCTGTTCGGTATTCATTATGCAAATTCTCGGTTGGACACAACCTCTTTCCTCTTGAGTTTAAGAATTTTGTGCTTAGTTTTATAGATACCAGTATCTTGATTTTGGTAATCTGGCCCCATATAAATGTGTGCAAACCCAGCGTTCTTATCAAGACCCCATGCTTGAATACCTTTATCGTCAACTTTCTCAACCACAAACTTTCCTCTGTATCCCATAGGGATTAACTCTCCCTCATGAATATAATATGGGCCTCCACCAACCTTAACTTTATCTCCCTTTTGAAGTTGACTCCAATGAAAGTTAGAGTCGGCTTTCATGGTGCGTTTTTCGGTATTAGTTACCTTGAAAGAAAAGATATGATTACAATTCTTGCAAACATAGGCTCGCGGACCAGTAAGATTTCCGCAATCTGGACAAGTTTTTTTGCCTTTTGGCATCGTGTTTCTCCGTTGTTAGTGATAACCCAAGTATACCACAGTTATCGGAGTTGTCAAGAAGGATTCTTTAGACCATCTACGATTGTGAGTTTACCCGGTTCATAGCGAGCAAAATAACTATTATGAATTTTTCGTTTGATTAAATTGTCTTGATAGATTTCAGTATAAACATTAATACGATATCTATTATCCCATACATTAATAATCTTGGTCATTAGATGATTCTTAGGTTTTTCAACTTGTTTAAAAAGTAAACTCTCAATTTCAAGATCCATTATTGTCTCCAACTAATGTATCAATATCCAAAACGATTCTATTATTATGATGCTCTATCATTAGGTCTGCCACATAATATTGTCCTAAATTTCTATCATATATTGTAACTTCTTTTTGCCAATTGAAACTACCAAGATTTTTAATATCGTTTGCTCGTTCATTTAGAAATTGAAAAAGATCAATCCATTTCATCTTGCTCTCCTATTTGCTCGATCAAGTTTGCGAATAGTCTCAGCAGCATTAGCAGGAACCATCACAAGACTAGGGGCAGTTTTGTGTCCCCAATCCATAAAGCCAATCGCTCTAGTTTCTCTAGAACAAATAATGCAAACCAGGGTTCTCCCCGTGTCATTAAGAAACTCTAATCTCGATTCTGGAATCGCACTATCACAATAAATACAATTCATAGGTATCCTCCGTTGGATGGATTATACCATAGTATCGTCCGTTGTCAAGCGAACCTTTAAGGAAAGCATCACTGTAAACTATTATAGACAGATAAAAATTTATCTATAAATACTGTGTGCATAGATTGTTTATAACACTGTTCAGCAAATATACCATCAGCATATCTTATTGGTAATTTCCATTCCAAATTTTTGCAAATTTCATAAGATACTAAAAAATTATGACTATCAATATAATCAAGTTTAATTTGTTTTGATAATAACCTTACAGTACCGTCTTTCCATAATTGTTTAAACCATATGAAATCATATTTTTCTAAATCATAAATATTTTCCCATAGTTTTGGATGAATAATTGTATCGTCATCATTAAAATAAACGTGTCCATATTCGACTTTTGACAATCCATAATTTCTTTGAGCATTACCATAAACACTATTTTTATTTGTTGTGTAAAAAATATCAGTATTTTTTGATATTTTTGATATTTTTGTATGTATCTTACTTGTATCTACAATAATAATCCAACGATAGTTCTTGGATGGAATATTAATACTATCAGCAATTTTAGATAGATTATCTGGTCTAGAACAAGGAGTTATGATATTAAGAAACATAATTATAATCTAGTAAAAGAACCATCATCATTACTATGATAACAAGAATTTAAACCAACAGCATTTAATAGTTTATTACAATTTTCGCACGGTTTACTTCCGAGAATTAATCCTTTCCTGTTGATACGCAGTACCACAATATTCCAATTAGGATCAATGGTATTATAACTATCCAACAGATTACTAATAAGATGGCTTTCAGCATGAACAAACGGATACTCAATATACTTAGCCAAATTAAATTGTTCACCAATTCTGTGTGCCTTGGCATTGGTTTTAATTGGGTTGTTTTGGGTGAAACAAATCATCTTATTGCCATCAAATGCGGCAGCATAATGATAGCATCTAATCAGTTTGCTCGGTTTCCAACTTTTGTATGCTTTGCGAATTGTTTTGGTTATTATTTTCATTTGATATTTTACTTGCTAGAACAATACCACACCCAGAAGATTCTATTACTTCATAGTCTATTGATTTTAGTGGTATTTTTATAGGTTCTTTTGATCTTGGATTATCGGTAAGTGGTATTTTAGTTGGCTCAATTATTTTATTCCTCATTTATTTGCTAACATATATAATCCCACATTAGCAAAGGAGTAACCAATATAAGTGATAAGCATACCAGTATTGCCCTTGTAGCCTTGCTCTAAAGCCACATAAAGATAAATTGCTCCAGTAAATGCTATTAACCAAGCACTCATACAATTACTCCATTACATATTTTAGAGTGGTGTTCTATAGCATAGTCTTTCATTTTGAGTTCCATGTCAATATCAAATTCTAATCCGTATGTATTAAATGGATTTTCAGCAAAATCAGCATGGGAACGAGGATTATTTCCGGGTTTACTTTCGCTGTAATGAAAAAGCGGTCTATATCCATGCCATGTATCATAACACATTCTTAGTGCTGTTTCTTCGTCCAGATTGTCTGGATTACATTTGTGATGAAGATAATCGAAAGTAATTGGTATATTGGTTGCTTTGTGAAAAATATTAACTAGTTCGTTCACATTCCAGCAGTTAATTTTGTCATCATTTTCAATAACCAGTCTGCTCCTACAATTAGGATCAAGACGATTAAAATTTTGAATAAAGCGACTAATGATTTCAGAGTGTGTTCCATTTTTGTTGTGAACATGAAGGTTCATTGGGTTGGTATAATTTGCTTCAAGGCCAATTCTGTCGAAGAAACTGCTGTAGAAATTGAGTTCTGTGATTGTTTTATCCACGGCTTTCTGGTTAGTGGAAGCGAGGACATTAAATTCACTAGGATGAGCAGAAACACGAACCCCAGTGCGGGAAATAGTTTGTGCAATATTATCAAACTCATCTTGAATAGCATCATGATTAGGTAAATCTTCTAGGCTAACATTAGCCTCGTCAAAAGTAATTAGAGGAAAAATATCGCTACTAACTCGGTAAACATAATTATTTTCAGCACAAAATTCAATAGTCTTATCTGTTACCATAAGATTGTTTTGAATTCTGCTACCAAGAATTTCTAGTGCTTCTTCTCGCGGTAAACTAGAAAAACGCTTATAGGTCATAGTCTGATGACTAAAACCATCCTCTTTAAGTTTGAGACTAATACAGCAAAGGCCGAGTCTGTTCATGGGTGAAATCATACCACAGTATCGGCAAAAGTCAAGCAGCGTCTTGAGAAATTTCTTCCGCACTATGAATTTTTACCACATGAAATTCTATGCTTGGAGAGTATAAGATATTGAATTTTTTAATAGCATCTTCTGATGATTCGGCGTCTAATACCTCATTAACTAACAGATGTTGTTTGTATGGATCGTATAATCTATATACTTGTGCTGTAATATTAAATTGTTTCATTGTGCCACCCTAATGCTTCTCCAATAATAGGAAATTGTTCAGTAAAAATACGTTTACATTCTTTGGCTATGATTTGATGTTCTTTTTGAGTGCCGTTACTAGAACGCAAATCTATATAATGAATCCATGAGCGAATTGATCCACTCATATAAAGTCTAGTGGGAGTTGCTAGTGGTAATATGAATCTGGCACACTCTTTTGCTATTCCATCCTCTATCATTCCATCATACAACGCTTTTGATTTAGCAAAATGCTCGCGGATTCTAGTATACCATTTTACTTTGGTTTCAACTTGTATATCGTCTATACTGTTTTGTCTATTTTTAGTATCTTGACGACGAAGTTCAAACAATGGTATTTCTTCTGATAATAATGTTGTATCAGCATATCGCTGAGAAAATTCTTGATAAGTAAAACTTCTGTGTCGTAGAATTTGAGCAGCAAGTCCTCTTGTGGTATTGATTTCCACAGTCATAAATGCCATCTCAAAAATACTCCAGTGTTGGTGATCTATGCAGTATTTTAACAACTTGGATATATTGTCATTATTCTGATTGTTAGGATTGCTTACTCTAGCACAGTATGCTATGTGTTTTTCTGCATCTGGAGTAACGCTTACTAGTTTCACATTATCCATAATTACTATCACTAATATGAGCGTCTGTTTTTTCTAGGTTGTTTTGATATTCTTTTTGGTATTCAACCCACTTATTATCTGTTATATGATTGAAAATCGCTCTAGCAAGTTTACTAACACTTGGAGCAACACCGCTAGTATTAGGATCATTAGAATCCAATTTTGCCCAATAATACTGATTATCGTCCTTATCTTTAATAGTCTCATAGCCTTTATTCTTTGCCCAACTTTTAGTTTCTTTCCAAAGCATATTATGTTCCGTGTTTGTATTTTTGATAGAGAGAGTTTATTTTTCTAAAAACTTCTGGAGGAGTATTTTCTACAATAAATTTATCTTCATTATCTGTTATGTATGCTTGAAGTTCATCGTTTAATACATCGTTATTATAACCTTTGTCTAAGATAAACTGTCTTACCTTTTTCATTTTTTTCTTGTTGTTGTCTAATATAGAGTTAACTGTTCGTGCATATTGATCATTTGCGGAATACAAAGCATGACTTAATTCGTGTCTTAAAGTTGCTTGATCTTGAGCGCCAATGATATAGAAATTATCGTGTCTGTATCTGAAAAATTCTAGTAGATTGGTTTCGTACTCTGTTAGTGGGTCAAATAAACCTTTTTTAAATGGGTCTAATACTTTGCTTGGAAAATTAAAACCAATCCAATCTTTGTGATAAGTATCTCCACCATAAGTTAGCGAATACCATTCTCGTAATTGTCCAACTGTGAAAATTTTATCTCTAAAATCTGGATTGATACTCTCATAATGCTCTTGAAAACGCATAAAAGATAGAGACAATTCTTGCTGAGAATCTGCCTTTATCCACACGCTATTATGCGGTTGTTTTTGAATAGTGAGCATTATTTATTGTCTTTACCAAGCCATTGAGGAAAATTACTAATATCTAAAGATCCCAACAAAAGCATAGATGGTTTTTCTGCTAGATTACGAATAGCATAACACTTATTGTGATTAGAATCATAACCACAATCAATAACATCATACTCTGTTACACTATGCAACATTTGTATGAGAGTTTCAATATCATTCATAATCAAGATGGAATTTGTTTATTCTCTGTGTTAGATAGAACATATTTGTTTAGTGTTGCTAGTTTACTATCGGCACTATCTAACAAATCAACATATTTCTTTAACTCTAACAACAAATCAGAATGTTCACCAATTCCAACGGGTGAATTTAGGTATACTGATAATGTAGCAACCGCTTCGCTAATTTGAGCATTGTAATGATCCACAAGGGCTTTTGTAAGAGGATTCATATTTTCTTTCTAGGTTTTGGGTTCGTAATAATTGTTTTTGATTAGTTCCACAACATATCGTGAAGTGTCTGGCACGTTGTTACCACCCATATAATAACTAGCCAGAAAATCGAACAAACGTAGTAATTTTTGTTTCTCAACATACTCAGCATGATATGATTCGTATTCTAATCCAATATATTCTCCAACACTGTTAGAGAATTTGATGATATTATTGTATAATTGTTTGTTCATAATAACTCAATGAAGATCAGGGCAAGTGTTGTTGTTTTGTTTTTGTATCATATCCAGAGCATTATGATATCCATCAGCATAAGCGGATGTTGTATCTCCTTCGTTAGTTGCATATAAAACAACTGTTTTATCATCTAAATTTACGAATAAATGCTCATTACCAATACCAAACTGTGCTATAGCAGCATTGTGTCCTAAAAATCTTTCGTATGTATATACGGATATAATTTCTTTTTCCATAATTATACTATCTGTTTGTTTTGCACAACCACAGATTACTGTTATTAGCATAATTAGAATCTTATATTTGGTCATAGTTGCTCCAGTTTTTCTCTAGATGCTCCAGCGTTAGTCTAGTTGTACCATCGTCGTAGAAACAGTCAAGGTCTGTCTGAGTAATTTTTTTATATTCTGTGGGCCAAGTGTGGTACAAAACATTCATAACCGATTGACCGTATCACATATCTTCATGTGAACCATATGTTTCATCAACAAGATCTAGGAATATCTGGTTTATCGTAGTCATCTTTCCCAACTCTGTGATCTATCGCTCTTGCTAAAATAAGCAAATACCTATTCATAGAACGCTAACACTTGTTTTTGGTTTCTGATTATTTTTACAATCTGCTAGTTCTCCCTTTAATTTAATAACATATCTCATCCAGGCATCTATTTCTTCTTGCATATTTAATAATTCGCACTGAACATCCATTAATAATTCTGGTTGAACGGAACCATATTCATTGACCCAACTATCAAATTTCGACCAAATGTTTTGTCGTCTTTGATTATCCATGAATTTATGTCCATAAGTGATGTCGGATTTTGATCAATTCGATCAACATCTTTGTATCTTCCTCGTCGTATTCTTCTTCTAGTTCATAAACTTTCTTATATAACTTCTGTTTACTTTTAACTTGTTTTGTGTCTGTTATATCCTCAATACCCAATTCTGGATTATCAAGAGGATCTTTTCTTAGAGTACGTTTATATTTCCACCACTCATACAATTCTTTGATCTTGCGAGAACCTTTAGCCTGCTTTGTTAATCGACCTTGGTGCTTTAGGTGATTCGCCCACTGAAAATAATCGTCCTGTGCTTGTTGGCAACGATCTTTTACAAACTTATAGTTTTTATCCTTATTCCATTTCATTAAAGAGGAAAGTTCCAACTCTACAAAATCCACCAACTCATTAAATAAGCCATACAGAATACGATGATCAAGATCATAATACTCACCGGGTTTTAGTCCAGTATGAAGATACTGAATCTTATCAATCCACCTATTACGAATATAAACTTTCGCTGTGTGATAAACATCCACTGGAAAATAAATTATGTTCTGTAGTTTGTTGAGAAATTTTTCGCTCAACCAATATCTAAAAGGATGAAGTTTTTTTTGGTTGTTGTGCCATTCTTCCCATTTGTGCCATTCAAGAACACAGGGTTTATTATCTCTCCTTATCCAAGTGGCTAATCTTGAACTACTCCAGTAATGTATTCTACTTCTTATCAGTCTCATAAATCACCACTTATTCTGGTTCGTATGGTTTAACAATCCACCCTAATCTTATAAGATCAAGACGAATTTCATCTGTTACAAATCCTTCGGTTACAAATCCATTTCTATCAGATATTCCAGAACAATAGTAGTCAATATAATCACCATTAGTATCTACCAAATCTGCAACTATTCCACCAGCGTGTCTCCAAGAACAACTCCATTGTTCGTCGTTATAAAAGAATCTGTTATTACATAATGCGGCATAAAGATTCTGAGCATAAACTGAACTATGTATTGCTTTATTAGCAATAGTATCACTTTTGTATAAATCTTTTTCCAAATCTGCTGCCATATTATTTTCCACCTATATTAAAAGATTTTCGTGCGTTTTCTCTAGAGGCAATTAAACTATCGTTATCATTATTTTCTTGAGGAATGTGATTTGCCACAACAACCTGACCAGTATTTGGTTGTATTGCTACCCAAAAAGCATCTATTATGGATAATCCTTTGTTTGATATCATATCTCTGCGATTAACAATGAAGAAATATACTATCTCAAAAGGATCAATGTATGATACTGGTTTTTGTTTTACTAGAGCATCAAGACAACCAAGTTTATCAAATACTACTCCTATAGATCCTTCTTGTGATAAATCTCCCCATGTTTGAGAGGTATCATTCCCACTACCACTATATCGGAAATATATAGTCGCAACTTTAGGAAAAATCATAGCAACTCCACTTTTTATTGGATGTCTTGCTACTCCAGCAATAATATTTGTTTTTGGTTGAGAGTTGTCTAATCCCCCACAATCTAATAGTGGATGCCAATAAGAGTTTCGTGAGTTTTGACTAGTTTCTTTATCAATAGATACTTTTGCTGTTGGTGGATTTTCATAGTTGAAACAATACCATTCGGACATTTGAAGTCCTCTATAACTCTGATTGGTGGAGTCTGATTGAGCATAAAATCGAACTTTATAACCTCGTTTTAAATCATCCAATGACGCATTGAGAGGATTTAAACCAACGTCTATTGAGGATGGATAAACTCCGTTGTTTACTGGATTTGGCATTTTAGTAACCTTACATTCTATGAATGGTAGAATATAAGAATTACTAATAACAATTCCAGAATTAGATTCTGGTTCTATTACTACTCCGTCACCAACCTCATTACATAATGCTTTGGATTTTGTGTTTCGTAATATACTAGCAAATTCTTGAGCCGCACTTTTTACTGTTCGACCATCACCGGGTCTACCAAGTAGTAAACCAAATAGTACCACCATTATTGTGGTTACTACTAATAGTTCTATTACTGTGAACCCCTTACGCATAACAGCAATCAATACTAATAATTCCACAGCAGCACCTCTACAACTATGATTCTTATACCTTATCAATTTCTTTTTTTAAATACCTCTTTATAGGAAGGAGCAAAGCACACTACTTGTAAAATTAAAACTGATCCATCTTGGAATTTAAGAGTCAAAATTTCTGGATTACTGAAAGTCAGAGTATAACTTACAATATCTTTGTGCTGACGTAAAATTTCCAGCAGTTTTTCCATCACTTCTTCTTTTTAAGAGTCTTGAGAATAGTTATGTATCGTTCAGCATCAGTCTTATTATCAAATTCTGTGGTAACACTTGCCCCATCACTCTTGGGGAGTTGAATGGGTTGACCATTACTAGCCACAATAAACTTACCACGCTTCTCAACCACACTCAGATTATCAGTCATATTAGTCCTCAAAAGTTAGTTACAACACACACCATTATTATACATCAAGCCTGTTACTTGTCAATGGCCGCTCTAGAATTCATTATTTTTTGTATTTCCTTAAAACTAACCAGTTTTCCATCACGAACAACAAATACTGTGACCTTACCACTAGACCTAATATAGTCTCGTCCACCATCAATCATGTTGCCATTGTTGAAACTCTTATAATCATGGCGACTCTGACTATACTCTAACTGCCCCTCATCATTCTCTACCATACCAAAAGTTAGATTCTCAATACCGTCAGCATTACCCACATACATATCATCACCACGAAAAAATAGGCAAAAATACTTGTTGCCAAACTTTGGATGGGGCGTTTCTCTATAGAAAACATCACCAACAGCATCACCAAATTCTGTGGAGCAAACGTGCTTTACCTCAACTCCATCCTTTTCAGAATAGACTTTTTCCGCTTGCTCAATTTTAGTAATTGGATAGTGTTTGATATTCATACAACCAATCTCCCCAATAAATTTTTAATAGTCTCACTAATATTTACGCCGTTCACAATAAGATCACTATCTGGATAAGGATTCACCAATAGGCTATGTTTTTCCACATAATCCATAGCACGACTATAACACCAATAAATAGCGTACTTTTCGTCTTTACTTAGTTCTGTGTTCATGCTAAAAAATAGATGCTAGGAAGATAATAAAAATCGTAAATCTGTTGCCATGTTGGGAACTCATAAAATGGTTCACCTTCATTTACGCACGATCCACTGTTATCATAAACATCGTAAAAATCTACTTTGCGATTATCATAGTCCTCAATACTATTGTAACAAGCAAATACGTTGTAGGTTCCGTATGGAACAGTTTTGTCATAAATATAAGATGCTACCTGTTCTGTCATAGTTGTTCTCCAATGGGTTGTTCAGAGTATACCACAGCATCGGCGTTTGTCAAGCCGAATCTTTAGAGATTATTTGGAACTTCGTGGATGACCCGTTGGAAGAAGATCATTATCCTGTTTGTAGTTGGGATTTGATGGGCGGCCATTTCTTAGCAAATATAAAAATGCGTTAACTCTTGCTATGGCCCATCCATCCCTACTCATTTTAGGAGCATGACTTGTACTAAATGCTCCTGCTCCCCTTCTGTAAACAGCCTTTAACATACCAAGAGTAGCCTTACTACCCTTATCTTTTTTATTATGTTCAGTAACTAATGCTTGTAATCTTTTAATTACTGATTCATCAAGAGTTATTTTACCCTTGTCATCTTTTGCACTATCTGGTTTGTTTTTCTTTGATCCTTTTTTCTGATCTTTTTTAGGGGCTGGAGTTTTGCGTGGATCATTTGGTCCGGGTTTTCCATATTGTAGTGCTTTAGTATTTAGTTTGGATAAATATTCTTCATGATTTTTACCCGGCATAAAAACATTTTTACCATCCTTAGTTTTCATGGTGTGGATATTTTCTAATCCCATTTCTTTGGCTCGTTTCATAGCCTCGCCAGGATTATCAAATATGTCTTTAGAAAGTTCTTTGCTAGTTCCAGAACTATTATTACAATAACTCATATCCTTAGCGGATACATAGTCTTGAATTGCTTGTAAGTATTTATTGGTACGCATACACAGCCTCCTACTGTATATTACACCATATTAATGGGTTTTTCCACCATGTTATTAATAAAATCGGCCAACCCCATTAATTCATTCCTTGTAAAATTCAAACTCAATATGTCCCAACTAATACTATCACTAAGATCAACACGATACAAATCATCTGATATATGCTCAATATCAAATCTGTAAACATCAAGTTTGTGAAAATCTTTTTTGATTAGTGGATTATTCATATCTCTCCTCACACCCTGCTCTACAATCTTTTACCATATTACTCTGAATACAACGCCAGAGTTTACCATTCTTATGAACGGCCACACAATTCATAGCCCCATGCTTTTTACAATAAGATCAAATCAAGATTAACCAAAGACTCTAACACAACACCCATCTTCTGCTTAACTGGTTTCTTCTTTTTTGTAGTTTTCTTTTTCATTATTTATTCTGCAAATACTTATTAAGTAAGTTATATAATCCTATATATAGAGCCGGGAATAAAAGCAACAAATCTTGTAAATCAAAATGGGAATGTGGACATGGACACAGCCCAATCATGTGAAGAATGTAATTAATCATTAGTTATTCTACAATAGAACTAAAACAGATCGCCATAGCCGTTATACCAATCGTACACTCTAATGCAAGCCATATAGCCAAGTACGGCAAAAAGAACTAATCCGGCCATTATTTATTCTCCAAATATCCTATCTATAAATGCTACAACTTGCATAAGTGCTATAAAATATAGACAATAATATTCCCAGCGAGGTATAGTTATCATTATTCAATCTCAGTTATGCTCAAGAAATTCTATTATTCTAATTTGTTTATCTGAAGGTTTCATTATTTATTCTCCAAAATTATTGTTGAGATCATTATAGCAAACAAAATTGACATAATTAATCCTACCAGACTACCTCCAAACCATGCTCCCACAGTCCATATAATTGCTTCTCTACTCATTATTTATTCTCCTTTAACCAACTATAAAAAATAGCACTAGCCTCAGAATATGATTGGCACATTAGCAATCTGGTAAACTTACCATTACTTTTCATACGAAGAATCTCACGGCCCCAAATCATCTCATTACCTTGAGGTTGGCCTAATAGTTTAGTATATTTGTTTTCCATTTGATTTGTTTCCCATTTGTGGAATGATAGCCCTAATCGATACTCTGATTATAAGTTTTTGTGGGTTTGATACCCAATAGACGGCTATGAATTATGGTCAAATTTCGATGCTCTGGAGTCAATTTCTCGTGAAGATAATCACCAATGACCCTCTTCAAGAGAGCAATTTCTTTATCGGTCAACAATACATTCTTATACATTTTCATCTATACCTATTAAGAAAAATACCACTACCCCTAGTAGAGTATACCACACCAATAGGGGTTGTCAAGAGACTTTATCGGCCATTTCCCAGTTTGGCCTTTAATCTTTTTTTTACCACCGGCAAATTCAATAAGTAAAAATACGCCGATTTTATTGAGAAACAGATGATATCCCCTCATTTTCTGGCACTTTTGGCTCAGAGTAGGATTCAGAAGATGTATAAATGGGGGTTTTATAAGATAGATTGATATAATAATTAACAATATAGTGACTAGAAACCATAGCAAACAGTGTTACTAGACCCACAACAATTAAACCTTTGATAAAAGGCTTGTGAAATTCTTCAGTTATCATTTTTGCTCCTATTTATATAGATGGTGGAAATTATGCAGAAAAGAAGTGTGAGTGATAAAAATATCCAACAAAGAGTTTCATTCATGGTCGTCAGTCTCTTTGGAATATGAGTAGTCTAAGTAGGAATAAAGGGAACCCCAAAGTATTAGACAAATTGAAATTATAATGGGGCTGTAATCCCTCATAAGACCCAGGGATTATCGTTCATACTTTCTTTTCCTATCTGGAAAATTCTTCATAAAATCTGGATACTCGTTGGTTACTGTGGGAATAGTGGGGCTTGGTTTCAATAGAAGATATAGAATCCAAATATAAATACTAGTAGTAAGAACCAATCCCAAAAATAAAATCATCTTAATCTCCTTTTTTCACTGACTATGAGCAACTGGGGCAAACTTATTAGTTGGGGTAAAACAAATTATTTCTCCTCTTTCTTATATTCTAGTTTTAGAACGTGACTAGTATCTTCGGTGGTAATATTTCTAATCTCCAGTATTAAAAGTTTGTTTTGTATATTCTCCCTATTTTCCTGAATGAGTTTATTAATATCTGCTATAATTTTTTCTGCCGCAATAGACCTATCTAGTTTATAGACTATCATATCTCGCTGACTACGACCAAAAAAATCAAACCTAAAAGGTTGGCTGGGACAGGTGGGACTTCCTGCTAAGAATATGATAGATCAAATGATCTCTCTCTGGAGCGTGAAAAATTTTATGCGGCTCACTATGATTTTAAGTTTTAAGTATTAAAATAAATTTGAATGATCGTGGAAACTCTTATCATAAGAACACACATAAAAAGTTTTTTCACTTGACAGATTCTTGGCGATCTTGTATATATTATGCAGAGGGGAACAGTAATATTCTACTAACTACTCTTAATAACTCTCATCCCCTGCATAACACCAAGAACGATAGACAAACAAATAACAGCGGTAATAATTAATCTCCTTAACAAAGGCAAAGTTGACAAACGGCGCGCACCCTCCCATTATACAGTATCGGCCTGTGAACGCAAACCCTTGTGGGACCAGGGGTTATATAACTGGCTGGATTTGGGCCAATTTACGAAAGTTTTTGAGATGATGATAAGTGGTGTATAGTATCTATAGAGATACCCTACATTCGGAGAATCATTCATGGCATTTAATCCCAGCCCCACAGGATATTTTAACGGAATAGTAACATTAGCATCAGGTGACTCGACTCCTAGTAGCGGAGTATTCTTTCCATATTCTGCATTTGAAAGTTATAATGCTAGTACTAGTGGTGATATTAGACAGTTAGTATATTCATTTATTGAGAATATCTATGATGAATATGATTCTCTAGCATCAGAAGATAAACCATCAAAAATATCCATATCAAGAACATCCACAGTTCCAGAAGATAATATTATTCGTAATACTTATAATCTAGTTATTAATCTAGCATATGAAGGATTACTGGTTGTTAATGAGTAATATCTTTCATTGGCGACCATTCGGGATAAATCATTTTATACAAACCAGGAAAAGTATCCATTAAATCCCTTCTCTGCTTAATTTCCATAGTACTAAGCAAACGCTCAAGTACAACCCTAATCTGATAGGGACTCATATTATCCAGACTAGGTTTATGATCTTTTCCCACTAGGCTATAATCAGTTCTCATTTTCTTTCCTTTCTGCATAAATAGAACCATACCTTTGGCTGACTACCAGCAACGGCAGCAAATCCGCTAGATTAGGTAAAACAGATTCTTATTTTTTGCAGCAAAATAAACAGTAGAATAGTGCTGCTATCATAATAAAGATTTCCAAACTAATCTAGTCTCCTAATATTAGTCATAAACCCAGTAGTACCAACACCTTACGTTACATTGTATCGTCAAACCAGTGGACTTGCAAGCAACCTTTTTGAGATTCTTTGACTAAGTTTCGTAATCGTTACCTTAAAAAATTGTAACTTGACATTTTGGCAGGCGGCGCGCCCGGTCTGCCATTTTGGCAGTCAACATATGTACGCAGAAAAGCCGCCGCAGGATTTCTCCCACGGCGGCTCTCACCGCGACACCCCACGAAAGGAAGGTCAAATAGCGTTGGCAAACTCTAGAGCACTCTCCAACGCCTTATTATTCTCATTAGCATTTTGACCGAACCACAAACTATCGAGACGATTATCGGTGGTACGACCCTTACCATAGTTAAGATATTCATTGAAGCCATTATAAGCAGCCCACCAAGTACCAGCCACACCAACAGCACTCTGCTTCGGACCCTCAATACGAGCCAGAATATCGTCCATAATATTACGGGTACGAGTCTTAATATCCTCGTCAGCACCCTTAATATTCAGCACAATCTTAACATACTTCTCAATATCCTTCTGGTTGAACTGCTTGGTAGCCAGGAAACGATACTGTTCCGCAGTAGCCTCAAATCCAGCGTTAATATTGTCCATAACATCACGCACCGTTTCCAGATTCTTCTGGCTGGAGCGGGTATGACGAATACGGATCAGTTTACTATCATTATGCTTGTGGGCATAAGACAGCGTATTAACACACACAACACGAATCGGGGTATAACCCACGCGAATAGCAGTCGAGCCGTCGTGACTATTACTTAGCAGGATAAACTTGCTGACCTCATCACCGCGAACAATCTCGCTGTTATCACGATTCAACTGAGCAAGTACCCAAACCTTCTGACCGCTATGAAGCGATCCGGCAGTATGAATAGCACACTCATTAGCATCCAGAAATGGCTGGAACCAATCAAAAGCATCCTTATTCTGGAGCGGGGTATAACGCGGACCCACAACACCCAGGATGCTACCATCGGTCTTACGATAGGTTGCACGATGGTTAACGGGTGTACCGTCAACAGTCTGCAAATCCTTCAGTCCGACTTCCCAATCCAGACCAGCCTCGACAATAGCGTCGTTAATCGTGACGCCCTCATCAACCTTGTTCCCCAGACCGTGCCAGGGAGTCTCACCGACAAACATCATCTTCTCAACAGCAGCAGGCATAATCAACTCCTTCGTGGTTAGTGTCACTCGCTTCGATGCACTGATTCTACCATAGGTTATCGGCAAGTCAACAGGGCGGCTTGAAAGTTTTTTTCTGCCATTTTGGCAGCCGGGCCGGCCGCTCTGCCATTATGGCAGTTCGGTAACATTCAGGAGAGGAACTCCCAAATCACGTTGGCACAATTTAGAACCATCAATGTTAGAGCGATAAGCACACTCATCCGGCATATAGCAATAAACTCCAACACATTTTGCCATTGGGATTTCTTCTTTGATAAGATTTTTAATACGACGAACTGTTCTTCCACTACAGATGAGATCATCAATAATGATATAACGATAGGGAGATACTCCCTCAATTTTAAAAGAACTATAACATCGTTCATGTTTTCTAATCACAATAATATGCTTATCAAGTAATTCTGCGATTTGTGGAACCACCATCAATCCGCTAGTACCACAGCACGCGATACTATCAAAATCATTGATTATTTTTCTAAGATTACAAACAGCACGAATAATAATCTTGTTTCGTGTTTTATGATTCAGAATAAGAGAAGTATAGGAAGAACCCTGAATATATCTACCATCATTCATTTTACGATGAGCATCAATATCAGAATCAAGAATATTCATAAAAGCGGATGGTACGATTTGAACGTACTAAGAAAGGAAGATAAAGCGTATTATTGCTTATAAATAGAATACTTGTCCCACCAAGTTGCATCCGCCGAGAAAAGGTTATTCGTCCGAAAGTTCATCCATTATGTCGTGATAATAACAGTCAAATTCCCGTTCATTAGAATAGTAGTAATCATACTCATCATCAGAGTAAATATCCTCGTCATCGTCCTCATAGAGAGCATCACTGTCCTCTACAATACGATCATAATCATACTCATATTCATCATCAAACATAAGCCTTTTCTCCTTTATCCTATTCTACACCAAACGGGCCAAACTGTCAAGTAGGGGTGGAAGGTAATGCTCCTTCTTCAATAGATTAAAAGTCTATTGCATCACTTTAATGCTTCGCCCCCGCAGGGAGATCCAACTATATCATAGGTTATCGGCTTGTCAATCCCGCTACTTCAAAGAAAATTTCTGTCATTTTGGCTGACTACAGCCACCCTAGCCAAATCTGTAGGATTAGGTAAAACGGAATCTGAGGGATTCGAACCCCCGGAGGATTTTAACCCTCGGCGGTTTAGTAAACCGCTGCCTTAAACCACTCGGCCAAGATTCCAAACTGCCCAAGTAGGACTCGAACCTACAACCCAGCGGTTAACAGCCGCTTGCAACTACCATTGTGCTACTGAGCAACACTCGTAACTCTAACGTCAGCCTCCGATTCCGGGACTACGATTTGAACGTAGAATAAAGGGTCCAAAGCCCTCTGTGATACCGTTTCACCATCCCGGAAGCCAGCAGAGGGAATCGAACCCCCGACAGGTTGTTTACAAAACAACTACTCTACCACTGAGTTAGGCTGGCGAGACTACATATAATACTCATCACGCCAGTGCTTGTCAACGGCGGATCGGGTACGCAGTCGCTTGGGCCTGTTGTCCATAACTGTGTCCCGATACTCCTTGTGTCCCGTAGGGATTTCCCAACGCTTCTTGACCTTGATCTGGATATTCTCGTATTTTCGGCGGGAAGTCATACCATTGTCCGTTTTCGTGTTGATAAAAAACTTTTCTAAGGTTAGGATCGTAAGCCATCAGACAGTATTGTACAGGATAGGTTGGTTTTGTCAATACGGGTTTTTGAGGCAAAGGGATTTTAATATCACCCTTTTGATAATCTTTCAATCCTGTATATGCTAATCCCAACAATGCTACCAATACACCTATCCATTGTATCATACCCGATCCTCTTTGCAAGCGCCCTCTGGAAACCATACCATTTTATCGGCAAACCAGCAGCAAAAACTTTAACTGCCATTTTGGCAGCTCGGCCGCGCCGCCTGCCGTTTTGGCAGAATAATAGCCCCAGGAGGAATCGAACCTCCAATAACTGCTTAGAAGGCAGTTGTTATATCCATTTAACTATGGGGCCATAAAAGCCGATAGCCGCCAGTATCACTACCAGCGGTCTATCGGTATTATAGCATATTGTTATACTCAGGCAACAGTCTCCGCTTCAACCTTGCTGTTGTGAGCATCACCAGCCTGCTTCGCGGTCACACCAGTGACCCTAGCACGCCACACCTTATAACCCTGCTCGCTAAACGCCTTGACTTCGCCAGCCTTGACGTTAGCATGAACGTCACCCGGAAGTGCATCACTCAGGCAGGACGAAATCGAATCCACAACAGTATCACGATCCAGTTCATCGGCCACAACATCGACAATAAAAGAAAACTTCTTCATAGCAAACCTCCAAGTTAGTGTTAGTTCCAAACCAGTAAACCAATCATATCACGAACCATATCATTTGTCAAGGGGCCAATCTGAACTTTTGTAGTGTTGAGATCAGTTGGCTTCTTGTCGTGTGATGCTATCATTCTACCATAGGTATCGGCACTGTCAACCTCCCTACATGAATATTTTTTGGGTGCCATTTTGGCAGCTCGGCCGCACCGCCTGCCGTTTTGGCATTTGGCTTTATGCTAGGCGTTCAGTACACAACATTCACAACCACAAGCGGCCAAGCTCACCATCTCACGAATCGTCATGCCAACATTGATCATGTTCTTTCCTCCAAAACGTAAACTTGTTTGCCTTGTGTAATCAGAGAGTCATATTGTGAATCGTCCCATGCGAACTCTCCACAATCACTTTCTCGTCGCCAGTAAACATCGCGGATTGGATTGTAATACAACTTCTCTAGATTGTCAACACCAATCTCATTATTTATGATAACCGTATCACACTTTACCCAACCAGCCACATCCTTCACACCAGCCTCATGAACTTTCTTAGCCTTATTCACTTTATTTACCAGTTTGCAACTCAACATCTCTAACTGATAAAGAGCCGGATCATAATAAAACTCTTGCAGTTTCTTTCTACCACACATGGCCTTGACTTGCCAGTGCATATAGTTTGGCCCACGAGCCAGATGAAATCGTACTTCGTAGTGTGTTCGTGTCATGCGACTAGTATACCTTATTGGTTATTGGTTGTCAAGACTATACACTTTCGCTGACTATCGCCAAGACCGCAAATCCGTAGGATTAGGAAAAACAATGTCGGCTTCCGCCATACTCGACCAGCATTTCAGATAGCCTCTTTTGATATCATTGTGGCTATCTCCGTACATTGTTCGTTCTAAGTATACCCTATAGATCGGCATTATCAATAGGATTCTTTAGTGCCATTTTGGCAGATCGGCCGCGGCTCCTGCCGTTTTGGCAGGAGTTATTCTATTCCATTATTTTCCCCTCCCAATAATCAAACACGGAGTACCAACCTTCTCATCCGTAAACTTCACACACGCATGAGGCCCATAATACCAAGCATTATTCTGTGAGAAATCGAATACAATCTCTTCGATCTTCAACCCCACATCATTATACCCACCCTCATACAGACCCGATGGCCAAGAAATCCCACCAAGAGTAAGAACCCGCATATCGCCCGGATAGTTCTTCAACTGCTCAATAAGTTCAGAAACGGTCATTTTACAGTCTCTTTCTGCTGTTTCTGCCACTCTAATACCATTACCGATACTTGAGACGTATCATAACATCGCGAGCAGACCAGAGAATATCCCAAAATCGCTCATCACGATACATCTTCCAATCTTCCTCAGTAATCATACCTTTCATGTACCATCTAAACATCTTCTCGTACATTGTTTTTCCTTTCTATATACTTGTGTTGATCGTGGTGGGGACGCTATCCCCCATAGACTAGTATCGGTTCCCAGAGCATAACCGGCTCATTCGTCCCCGATAGGTTATCTAATCTAGTCCCGAGCCATGGACCCACGAAAGTTTTTGTGATGGTTGTCTCTCTACCCTAAAGGCGAGGGTTGGTTTTACCCGACAACTAGGTTGTGGCCTCCACTTTGCCAGCACCACTTTGTTTTGTCTTACTCAATCATTCTACACTCTAGTATCGGCTTGTCAACAGCAAGAATCCAAGAAAAATGTTGTGCCATTTTGGCAGTTGTCGCGGCCCATCTGCCGTTTTGGCAGCGTGGGTTTTGTTTTATGTTTCTACTTCATCAGTAAAAAACTCGTCAAGGTTGTAATCTTCCCACACTCTAACAGGAATCACACCCTTATCATTTCCATATTCCGTACACAGATCATCACCATCATGCCAAATACCACAATAGCCGATTCCAGGCTCAAAATAACTAGCATCAACCATAAACCCCAACCTATCCAACTCCTCATACAATCCAATGGGAGGACTCCAAGCACTATCAAAACTCATGGTAGCCTCATTATCCACAATCGTAGGATGTAGTCCGTGAACTTCACCATTATCACTACCAATATCCCACTTGGTTCCCCAGTTTTTGATATTCCAGTTGTACCAATCTTCACCCTCTGGCATCGGCAAATAATGTTCACAAGCCTTACCCTCCTTGAAGGCATGAACAAACTCCATAACCTTAGACCGATCCTCATGGCTAATCTTCAACTTGTTCAAGCACCAGTTAGGCATAACTTTCTCCTTTGGTTCGATTCTACACTAGTCGTTATCGGTTGTCAAGCGGCCAAAACTTTACCAAACATCTTTTTTCCCACACGCAAATCTCTGTGGCTATATTTAGAACCAACATATTTAGCAACAGTTCTAGTATCCATAACCCTAGCGGTCAAACCCTCTGGGCTAACAAACACCATAACCAGTTTGTGAAAGTTATTGGGGCAAATATGCTGAAACTTATAAGTATACTTGATTGTTCCACCAACAATGGTCATTCTGGCCAGACTAGACTTGACCTCTACCTTGCGACCATTCACAAGCATATCAAAAGAGTGACTACCACCAATATAAGAAACAGTGTGACCAGCATCCTTATAATAATCCCTAATCATACGTTCAATCGCACCACCCCTTACTGACTACTCATCCTAGACAGTCTATAGGCCAACATATTCTTTTTCGGGCAAAAAATACTTTTCTTGTGGAATCCACGAACTTCGCACAAAACCTTATTCAAATGAGTTGTAGTAAACATAGTGATCTCCTTTGGGCGTATTCTAATACTAAATATCGTCTTGTCAACAGATAAAACTTTATTGCCATTTTGGCAGTCGGGGCGCCCGGTCTGCCGTTTTGGCAGTTATTCATCCTCTTCGAATAGTTCGGGCTGTGATGCCAAGATAACATCCTCTGTGCGAATAACAGTAGTAGTAGGTGTAGCAGTTAGATAATCTCTCATACCACATTCATCAACATAAAAATATTCATCGATAACATCATTCTTATTACAACCCATAAGAGTTCTAACAGCCGCCTCCAAAGGATCGCAGCAACTAGTAATAAGTTCAGCAGTATTACTCTTTACATAAAACTTAGGCATGATCAACTCCCTAGACTAATCAAAACAAAACCATCATCATTATAACACTCGTCATAATCTAATGTGTCATTGACAATCTCGGCATCATAAAGAATAGTATCTAAATCTCGATTGGTCATAAGAGTATCATAGTTAGTACCAAAACTGATATCACTATCACAAACTGCCTGAATAACCCTATCGTAGTCTAAATCGTTATGCTTACACACGTCTTTGAGCATCAAATAAGTATAACTATAACTTCTCATTATTTTGTCTTTCAATGGGCGGGAAACAAAACATTAGCCAGACCACGCACACACAAGTCACATGATATACTATCCTTCGTGCCAGTGCAAGTGATTGTTGCTCGACCACGACGGATTTCCGGGCAGACCACAAACTTGGTCGCGTTCAGTACCACCAACTTCGGCAGACTAGCCCTCCAAGCATCAGCCTTTTTCTTGCTACGGGGACGTTTCGGTGCAATCTTTTCGTCGCTATCACACCACGCGAACAACTTGAATCCTTGTGCTAGAGCCTCGCCCATATCGTTATCGTCGTGAACACTAGCATACACGGCCATATACTTGTCGAGACTAACAAGCCGACTATCATAAATATGGGTATAAAACCACATATCGGGCAGACTATCACCATCAGCAAGAATACTCTCACACGCCCATGTCACATTAGCAACATATTCTACGTCAAGTTCGCCGTTGAGAAACCAGTCACCCCGCTCGTGCCAACGGATACTCTTTTCACGACGCTTCGCATCCAGAATCATAGCACGGATTTTGTTTTTCTCTGTGACTATGTTAGCAAACCCCGCGGTACGGGCGTTTTTATACTGATTCTCGGTAGCCTCGGCATAGCAGCCGTTGCCGAGATAGTCACAATCGGGCGGACAAGTATCGCCAACGGGACGCGACACCACAACGCAACCCTTGCCCAACTTATCATTTCCGTCTGCGGTTTTCATATTTGTTTCTCCGTGTCTCTCGATTCTACAGTGTGGTATCGGCTTGTCAACACACAAACTTGAGCATAAAAAAAGATTTTGTTTGGCACAAGGTTTGCTCGTTGCCATTTTGGCAGGGCGGCCGGCCGAGCTGCCATTTTGGCTGACTATCGCCACGACTGCCAAATCCGTAGGATTAGGAAAAACAAATAGCCCCACGGAGGATCGAACTCCGATCTCCGGGATGAAAGCCCGGTATACTAAACCATTATACTATGGGGCCGACACTCGCTCTACCCAAACATTATCACCGTGTTTTTTTTGAGCAAGTAGATAAGCGTTCATTTGAGAAAGAGACACAACATATCCAACAAAGCGATTATTCTTGAAAACTCTCCAAATATAACCACTATAGCAAAACGCGGTATTCATACGGTTATTCTAACAGTTAGTATCGGCTTGTCAAGAGGCAAAACTTTAGTGTCATTTTGGCAGTTTTCGCGGCCGGCCTGCCAAGATGGCAGAGCCAGAACCCCTCAAAAGAGGAGGCTGGCCAAGCCGGTCTTGAAAGCCACCCCACCCAGGAGGGGCCGACGCACGTTAGTGGTACGCTCCGCATAGAAGTTGCGAATCTTACCATCGGGCGTTTGAGCAGTCACCAAATGCTGGCTACGCTGAAACGTCGGATCATCCCTACGATAGCGACTCTTACGATTGAGTCGAGCAAGATAATCCGCGGAAAACTCGTGAACCTCAAGCACCTTTGCCATGAACCGCTCACGATCACCCGTGACCGGCTGCACATACTCAAAGTTATACACACCACCAACCTTAGCGTTGGTCAGACTATCGTGAAGACCAGAAAAAAGATGAAAGCACACAAAAGCCACAACACCAGCAACCAACCCACAACCAATCGCAACCATAGTCATCGTATCCATAGTATTAGCCTTTCGTTGTTATATCCCAAACTCAATAAAACTAGTATACCACACTTATCGGCGTTTGTCAAGCGTCAACTTCACAAAGTTTAGTTGTCAAACGAAGAAAATATTTTTGCCATTTTGGCAGATCGGGCGCCCAGGCTGCCATTTTGTCTAACTACAGCCACCCTAGCAAATCCGGGAGGATTAGGAAGAACAAGCCCGCCGCATCAATCCCTACTCTTTGGGGGTCGGCGTTTGTCAAGCGTCAACTTCAACATTTTCCAAAAGATGCTCCGCGATTTCTAGCCAGTTAGTTACAGAAAGAGCAGCACCAAGCAAGTCTGCCCATACACTCGCGGTCAACTTTGTTTGTTCAAGTATTTCGTCCTTGGCTTCTTCGTAATAATCCCTCAGCCTATCAGCCATTAGATACACGGCCTCGTCCATGCGTGACATACCGATATCGGTATTGTCGCGTGTGTGGTTGTGGTATACATCTTCCGCAACTTCTCGCCAGTAATCGTGGGTACCTTCTTCGTTGTCCATCCACAGATTCACAACCCACGTTTCGTAGTTAGTCCAGCCGTTGTAGTTCTTGTCGTTGTCCATTCTTTCTTTCTCCTTGGTATCCCTCAAGTCTACTCTATATATCGGTTTGTCAACCCCCGAAACTTTACTTTTGCAAGTATTCGATTTCCTGGCCGTTAGCGATCATGGAAGCATACAGTTCGATGCGACGATCCTTTTCCCGCTTTTCGATTTGATGATCCGTTTCGATTCTTTCGCGTCGGTCACACTTAGCATCCAATGCGGCCAGCGTCACACTATCGGTGCGATTATCGCGGAAGTCCTCGGGCAGCCAACTATTCGGCACCACAATACAATCTTTGATAATCCGCTGAAACTCCGCCATCAGTTCGTAGCCGTTCATGGTTTCCTCCGTTGTTGTGTGGATTATACAGATGGAAAAGTGGATGTCAACTCGAAAAAAAGCAGTAGCAAATACTGTGCCAAAGTGGCAGATCGGGCGCGCCACCCGCCATTGTGGCAGATGGTCTTTTTTAGATTAGGGATAGAAAGTAGGTCATAACAATAAAACCAGCCAGAAATCCCACAATATTTTCAATCATTATTTTCCCTCATTGGAAAAACCAAATCAGAAACAAACCAACTACTAACAATGCCAGCAACAAATCCCACACCTACTAGTACCCAGTTGATATCGACCATCCTTGGCCCCTTTCTTTATTTTTTATATCCAACCCAGAAAACTTCGCCCCGATCATTAGTCATTTCCACAGGATTATCCAGAAAATCCCTACGAATCCTCAGATGCTCCCTGCGTCGTTTCCATCCGATGATACTATCACAAATGGCCCCACAAATCAATAGTAAAAACTCCACAAGGCCCACAGCCATTATTGGAAAAGCGATGAATAGTACAATATATTTCATCCCTGCACCACCATATTTTCCATAAAAGGATATTCCTTGCCGTTGATTCTCACAAACCATTCGTATTTTCGCTGGTACACTCTCACCGGGCTATACTGGTTTATTCTATCCTTGGTTGTGGCCGTTTGCCATCCCCCCGTTTGCAGGGTATAGGTATTGTCAGGATGAATCTTCACCACATAGGTGTTGTGGAGCAAAATGCCCACGCTGCCGTCACTCAGAATCTCAGCGTAGGTGTTGTTGCCGATCTTCCGGCTATCCTTGTTCTGCTTGCCCCGAACCATATTGACCGCTTCGGTGTGAGTCATTTCAACGCTCCGTATAGTTAGTGAGTTCATTTTTTCCTCTTTCCTTTATATCGGTATTCTACAGCCCAAACTTTACTTGTCAAGCACTTTTCGCTGACTACAGCCACACCAGCCAAACCCGGAGGGTTAGGTGAGACAGTCTACTCCTTCCAGTTGTCGTTGTATTCGGGATCGGTAGGGTCGGGATAGTATTCAAGGATTGGGGTACAATGCTCAAGGCAGCAAGCACAGAAATCGTAGCCTTGAACCTTGTCGCCGCAGCAATCGGAAACTATCACTTCAATCATTCTCATGGTCAACTTCCTTTCTTCTATCTTTATATCGGTATTCTACAGCGTAAACTTGAGATTGCAAGCGAAATTTTCAAATATAATTTCATGCCAAATAAAAAATATTTTTGTGGCACGATATTTGCTATGTCTGTCAATATGGCAGATCGGGCGGCCGCGCTGCCATTTTGGCAGTCGCGGTTTTGCTCAATAATCGTTATCCTCCCCGAAATAGCCGTAGTCCTCGTCGGTTCCCCAACCCGCCGACTCCATCGCACTATCATGGTCGCCATCCGTGCTGTCGTCGTAGAAATCGTCGTAGTCGTCGTAGTTAGGATCGTCGTTGTCGTGCGATTCGTCGTCGATCCACGGCCAAATCGTACGCTCCGCCATATCATCAAATCGGTCACAAGAATCATCGCTCATCGTATTCTCCTCATCGGGTGAGTCATCTCAAAAAACATCCCAAACAACGCTGTGCTCATCGACCATCGGCTCAGGATACAACTCATCCCACAGCCCCGCGACTTCCGCATAATCAAACGGACAGCAATCGGGCTCGTCAATCGGCTCGACCATACGCTCATCGACCAGTTCCGCGAGGATAGCGTTCACCGTGTCGGTATCTTCAAGCAAACCCATCATTCGAGGAAAGTGATTCATCATCGTTTCTCCTGGGGTGTACTACCGTTATACAGTCTATATCGGTGTTTGCAAGCGGAAAAAATAGTGGAAAAAAAGTTTTTTGCGGCACAACATTTGCTGATGCTGCCATTTTGGCAGTTCGGGCGCGATTTCTGCCATTTTGGCTAGCTGTCGCCATTTTCGCCAGCCGATAGGATCGGATGAGACAGTCAACTTACTCCCATCCATGAGGCGTTTTCTACACAATAATCATAAAACATATCGTTCAACATATCACGATAGTTACTATCGGTCAACCGGCGACGATCCATCGTAAACTCACACTCAGCATAGATTCTACCGTCCGGAGTTGCAAGGAAAGAAATCTGGTAACTCTCGCTTCCCCAGATCTGACGAATCGCATCCCGAATCTTATTCGTTTCCATCTTCTATTTCCTCCTGCTAGGTATATCGGTATCCTACATTCGGTCTCTTGAATGTCAAATAGAAAAAATCGCTCAAAAAAAAGATTTTGTTTGGCACAAGATTTGCTCTGCCTGCCATTTTGGCAGTTTTCGCGGCCTGCCTGCCATTTTGGCAGCTTTTTGACTGGCTGACTGTCATTATTGTCAGCCGATAGGATCGGCTAGGACAAACGGGGGGAGTATCCCCTATAAGGTGCCATTTTGGCAGATCGGGCGCGCCGCCTGCCATTTTGGCAGAGACCCCTCATTGGTGGGGGAGCGGCACCATACCCCTAGTGGGGGGTTATTCCCCATCCCACCCAAAGGGGGAGACTTCCTCTCCGCTGGCGAGAATCGCACCATACTGTTCGGCCAGAGCCTTTTTTCGCTCATCGGAACCGGGCTTTCCAACCTTGATAATCATCGTATCATCACCCCCCTTGTAGCGGGGGTCAACCCTCTCGACCTTACGCTTGCCCATGCGACGCAACGCCTTGCGATTGAACTTGAGAACCTTTTCGGTCATCACCTTACGCTGTCGATCACCGACACCATAAACATAGTCTACGCCGTCGATCACCCGATCATCGGGCACGTCGATAGCGTCGGGAATAGCGATTCCATCGAACCAGTTGATGATAGCACGCTGAAAATCACGCAGAATCGGACTAGTTGCCATGATGCTTTGCTCCAAAGGATTATTGACTGTACCAAAAAACTTTTTTGACCACAACCCCCACCATGGGGGACTACCATCCATTCTGCCGACAAGTCTCATCCCACGAGTCCTGTTCACGACGCTGGGAGCGGGTCATCGGCTCGTCGCCAAGGCACCACTCATCGCGGGCCGCATCGTACCCGTCGTCCGAAACATCACAATGCTCGCCACAACGCGAGCAAATATCCTGAAACCGAACCACAGCACCACAGCAATCACTTAGCATTTTCAGTCTCCGTTTCTTTCTTTCTTTCTTTCTATATCGGATTATACGGTCTGAAACTTGAAAAGCAAACCGAAAAAAATCGGGAGAGAAAAATATTTTGTGGCACAGTATTTGCTGGCGCGATTTTGGCACAAGATTTGCTAGCCTGCCATTTTGGCAGTTCGCGCGGCCGATCTGCCATTTTGGCAGTCTGGCTGACTGTCATTATGGCAGCCAGCCGATAGGATCGGCTAGAACACCCCCCTAGAGGGGTAGAGCCCCCTACTTGAGGGGGTATGCTCCGATCCAATCAATATGACGGATCCACTCCCTCGCGTGGGGGGTTCCGTGCCTCTTGCGAATCAAACGGAGTTGACTGGCCAACTCCCCCCTATAGCGGGGGTGGCTCCCTCGCTTGATCCATTCGCCAATCCACCGATTCGCGGGCACAGCCACAAGCAAACCAACGTCGAAAACTATCATTTGATCCTCCATTGTGAGCCCCCCAACGGGGGGGTGTGGTCGATCCATCCATCGGGGAAGCCTAGAATATCGCGGGCTGCTCTGTGGTCCACGTAATACAGTCTTCTAAATAGATCGACCTGTAGGCTGGATTCTGAACTTTTACAGTTCGACCGTT